TACGGATTCAAGTACGGAGTTTTCAGTGTTGGGGGCTATTGATGTGTGTAACGTTACGTATACATCTGAATCGACATTAACAGATGCGTTCTCTAGAGCGGTAGATGTAGAGCGAGCTGGTGTTAATGCTATAGAATTCTCTAGACATTCTGAGAATAGTGCGGATTTAAAAATAACAATCTCGTTTATTGCGATAATGGGTTAGCTATGTACACACCATTAAATAATATAACAAACCCTGAAACGGATGTTAATATTGAGCGCGTTATAGATTCGGAGTCGCCGCTAGCTGAGCAAAACCCCAGCGGTCAAGGCATAAGTAACGCGCTAAGCATAACCTTTGGCGCGGCAGAGTCCAATGATTTTGTATCCCTGTCCGCCGCTGGTGAGCTAACCATAGTGACCAGTGGTACGTACAGAATAAAGATATCTTACGAATTTGGGCGCTCAGGATCTGCTGGAACCGCTCATCTGTATGCATTCGCAGAAGTAAATGGCGTGCAGGCTGGGAGGAGCGTGTTCGATAGAGTTGTTAACGCGAATGATGTTAGGTCATTCGAGAATGATTCGTGGCTATACCTCCCTTCTGGCACTGTAATAAAATACAAAATGATTAGGGATGAGGCTGGGTCTGATTCGGGTGGGTTAATAAGGTCTGAGCCAACAAATCCACTAATAAACGCAGCACCATGCGCATCATTAAGGGTGGAAAAGTGGGCTAGATACCCGTAAGCTAAATAACTTTAATAAACCGTTGACAGACCCACAATATTAACGTATTGTGGGTTTTCTACTTACTAAAGGGAAATAAAAATGTCTGATTCAACAGATAAACTAAACGAAGCGGTAATCTCACTAATTAATAAAGCGACAGATACAGCAAGCGGTGCGATTGACTTTGTCGCTGGCGAGGTGCCGGATATCGTGCATCAACTTTTAATGTGGCATAGCATTAAGGCTGGCATTTACTTCGTAGTCTTTTCTATTATCGCATCATTAGCGGCGTGGTTACTTGTGGTGGCGCTCAAAAGTGATGATGAGTTGATTGGTATAGGTCTGTCCTCGTTTGTTGTCATGGTGGCGTTTACACTTGTTGCAATATCAAAGCTAATGATAATACTTCAAATCTGGATTGCACCAAAGCTTTACTTAATTGAATACGCCGCCGACTTGGTTAAATAGGAGATAAACAAATGACTACAGCAGAGCAAATGCGATACATATACGGATGCCTAGTGGTATCACTAGCGGTTAATTTAATCTTGGTTGTAAATCTTGTCGCGGGGATTATCGTATGACCACAATTGCATATAACTACGAGGACGGAGAGGTTGCCGTTGACTCAAGAAAATCAAATCGCCAAGGGGTTATCGTTAATGACAGCGAAATAAAGGCGCATACGCACAAGGACGGCTCAGTATGGGTTATAGCTGGCTGCGTGTGTGATATACCTGATTTTATGACGCTAAAGAAAAATGATTTATTCAATAGTGATGTTACGCTCGACTGTGTGGCGCTAGTTATTCGCGAGGGTGGGGTTTATTACTCGTTTGTTGATGACGGCATATTCTGCGAAGAGTTGATTACACATAACTTTACACTTGGCAGCGGTAGAGATTTCGCGTTAGCGGCGCTTGATTTTGACAAGTCAGCAAAAGAGGCCGTGGAGTACGCAAAGACCAGAGATATTTATACTGGCGGTGATGTTAAGGTGTATAGTCTATGAGTAACTGGATAAGCATTAATGATGAGTTGCCGTGCTCTGGCGAGCTGGTTAACGTGCGCGGTGGTGACGTAGAGGGGGTTAGTAGTGGGTGGTTTTCGCCCCTGCATAGTGCCGATACTACAACGTTCGACGTGCTTGATGAAGACGAGATGGTATTACTGAGTGCGACACACTGGCAACACCTACCCGAACCACCAAAATAACCGATATGCTATAATAGCCCAATACATTTTTATTGGGCTTTTTTGTGGCAATTATAATCGAAGACGGTAGCGGAGTCGCTACAGCAAACAGTTACAATACTGATGCGGAATATGTTGCATACGCAGCGGCGCGTGGAATATCAATTGGCGCAACCGCAACAGCTCGCGAGATTGAGTTAATCAGCGGTGGCGATTACACTGAGCAATTTTTAACCGCATTCATTCTAAAAACAACTACCAGTCAAGCCTTGCGTTATCCGCAATCATCTAGCTACGCCAGTGGCGTACTTGTTGCATCCACAGAAATTCCAAAAGAACTAAAACGCGCCCAACTCGAAGCGGCTGTATCTAAATTCAAAGGCGACCTTGACGCTGCGTCTTCTGCGTCAACCACTGGAGACGTTAAGTCTCAGCAGTTGGACACGTTGAAGGTTGAGTACTACCAAAGTGCATCTAGCGCGGCAGGTATCGCAACTGAAGCAGCAGGCTCTCCGACATCTGAAATTTATCTTGATATGTTATCAGTTACAGCTAGCGGTTCAGATAGCGCATTCTCATTCAGTAGGGGTTAATCATGCTAACTAATCCTCAGTGTTTGTCTATAGCTAATGAGCTGTACTCTCAGGTGTTCTCAGGACAAACAATCAACACCATCGTGTTAACTGAATACGGCAGAGAAGATCCTATGACTGGTGTTAAGGCAGTTACCGCAACTGATACGATTACAGTTGCTCGTGTGTACGACTTTAAAAACTACGAGCGTGCCAGTGACAGTATCGGGCTGACTGATTACAACGTTGGCTTTCCAGCGAACCCTCTCAATTGCACAATTAATAAATCTCTATCATGTACAGTGAATGGTACAGAGGTTAATATCGTGGCTGTGGCAATAAGTGAGACGAAATCAGAATGGACATTACAGGTGCATGATAAATGAGTCACGAAACTGATTTTGATATTACCGACGAATTGACTGATGACGTACAGAAAGCGCAACGAATTATGGCGTTTAGCGTGTCAAACGACTTACTGAAAGATACGCCAGCAGATACGGGCGAGGCTCGCGGTTCATGGCAAATCGGCATTGACGAACCTCCGCGTAAAGAGCGCTCAAAATCACGTAGAGCTGGTGGCGCACAAACTGAAAACAACGCACGAATCCGAAAGGGTACGGCTACGGTCGAGCTTAGTGATTTGTACGTTACATCGCTAAAACCGTACATGGAGCGATTAGAAAATGGTTGGTCTGACCAGAATAGCCACTTCATCGCAGCGGCAGTACAAAAAGCGGGATTGGAATTCGAGGACGTAAGATTTGGCTGATTCATTAGTATCAACATACAGCGACTTAATAGCACACATTAGCGCAAATTTACCAGCGGGATATACTGATAATGACGTATACCTGCCAAATGATGACCGCGAGGCACCAAAAGACGCCAACTGGATTAGGGTTGATATCACCAATAACAACACTATCGATGCAGCAGCAGGTGCGGGATGGCGTAGAACGTTCGGCATCATAACGCTAGAAATTAACACGCCTAAGGGTAGCACTTTCGGCGTTAAAACAGCAATCGACCATGCAGAGCTTCTACAGCGAGCATGGCGAAAACAGCAAATGAGCAACACACGAACCACGGAATCGAGCGTCATTTTCACTGGCAATAACGATGCGTGGTATACTATACAGATACAAACAGAATACTACTTTGAGGGTTAAACGATGGGCTTGCAGCGCAGCGACATAAAATTATTAATTTCAGCTCAGGCTGTCGAGGGCACGATTGATACCAATCCTGTTTTCACTGAGATACGCAAAACGGGCGGCTCATTAGTTAGCGCCCCAACATATGTTACAGGTAACGAGATTCCGACCGATGGCAATGCGCCGCAGCAGGTTCAGGATAGACGCGAAACGTCAATGTCTGTTGATTTCGATATGTCACAAGAAACCGCTAAGTATTTCGAGGCGCTAATTCACGGTGCTCAAACTGATAACGGTCAAGCCGCATCAACTGGCATTGAGGCGACCGCAACAGGCTATGTTATGCCAGCGGGTCACGTATCTGGTTTAAGTGTTGGCGATTGGTTTGGGATTTTAGGTTCTACTAACGCTGATTTGGATACCGCGTATAAAGTTGCATCTATCGATAGCGCGACCGAGATTACCACATCGCAAGCTCCGGCAGCCACAGAAGCGGCAGGCGCAAGTATCGTAATGTCTAGCTTAAAATGCTCTAACGGCACTCAGCGCACAGTGTTAACCACCCAGCAACGCGTACTTGATAACTCTAAAGTTGGTAACATTGCATACAAAACCGTCAAAGATACATTGATGGATACTGGTTCAATCTCGATTGAAAAGTCGGGAATCGTAACAGGTTCATTCGGCGCTAAGATGGGTAATCCAGAAGCGGGCACGGCAGCTATAGCAGGCCAAACTGATGCAACAGTCGATACTAGTGATTCTGTTAGCGCAATCAACAACACTAAGATGCTGTATGTGGACGGCCAAAATATAGGTTGCGTCCTATCAACAATGGGTATCGAGTTTGCCAATAACTTCGTTGGTGATGAAGGTGGCGCGGGTGGTTGTACCGAGGAATTCGGACGCGGCGTAATTAGCCTGTCCGGTTCGTTAATCGCTAAGACATTCGCTGATTCATCTACCCAATGGGCTGACCGTCGAGACAATGGCACGCGCGTTGCATTAGCGGCGCATATGACTTGGCCTGATGACCGCTGGATGGTTATCGAGATTACACGCGCTGTCGTTACTGAGCACTCATTCACCGATGGCGAGATTGTCGAAAATGAAATGAGCTACACGGCAGAAGGTGACGCAACAACTGGCGCAACTATCCAGATTTTCCGTAACTGGGTTTAACAACAATTTGATGTAAGGGCGGCGCTTAATTGCGCCGTTTTAGTTTATGAATTTAGAATTATACAAAGAAGATATCGACAAGCAAGAAAAAGGCTCACCATTCTACGTTAGCGATGATTTGTGCATGTACGTACGCAGATTAGGCACACAGCAAACCCGCATTGAGATTGAGAAGTTGTCAAAGTTTCTTTTTGGATTCACTAGCAAACCCGATAATGATTTATTAATGGGGCACTGGCTGGCTGAATATGGCGTAACAGGTTGGGATGTGCTTAATGATGATAGTGACCCAGAAGACGAGTACTCAAAACGTGCTGCACTGGCGATATTTACCAATCCTGAATACATGCTATCTCTAAATCAGGCGCTACTAGTTCACGCTACAAACTACGCTAATTATCTATTTGATGATATGAGCGAGGACGTAGAAGAGGTAAAAAAGAAATAAAGTATCGCGCCCAAGTTGGTTACGGCAGGGATGAGGACGATACGCTAGAAATGGCTAGGCTTAGCGGGAATATGGCGAGGATTGAAACAATGAAACCAGAAATGACAGATAGGCGATACCAGTTATTATCCATGTTTAACGAGCTATCTCAAGAGCGTAGATTAGAAAATGGCGCACCAATGCCTATTCGAGTTAGTGATATTCATGTTTACGTTGGCTTTAATGGTTCGCTTGGCTATCCACTCGACTTGATTGTTGAGGCCATAAAGCAAATTGATGCTGAATATATAGAAACCCGATGCAACGAAATAAAACGGAAATTAAATAAAAATGGTAACTAAATATATTGATGTTGCATTGCGTGCTAACGGCGCAAAAACAGGCATAGATTCATTAAGCAAAAAAATGGTTGGTCTAGGCTCTGACTCGGACAAGACCGCAAAGGATATCAAGAATCTAGACGGCGAGGTTACTGGGTTACAATCCAGTAATAAGGAATTATCTGCAACCATGACTAATGCAGCGAGGTCCCTATCAAAGGCAGGAGCCGAATCGGATAAGCTAGCGAAGTCGCAAGAGAAAGCGGCGGAGGCAGCTGCAAAACTAAAAAATAGAGAAGTTGAGTCTGCTCATGCCCTCGCGTTGGCGATAGAAAAGTCGGCAGACCTATCGTCAGCGACCGCAAACACAGAAAAGCAACAAGCAAGTCTAGACGCTAGGCGAGAAAAGTCTACAGCCAAAATAAACGAAATGCTAAACAGGCATGAGTTACTGGCGGAGTCGATTAAGAAATCGTCAGTTCAGTCAGAGTTAATGTCAAAGAGGCAGAAAGAACTTACAGACACAATGGACAAAGCGTCAAAGGAGGTCAGCGAAAGCGAGACTCAGTATGACAGGTCAACGGCGTCACTTGAGAAACACAAAAAGAAACTCGCATCATTGGAAGCGCAGGAAAAGAGATCGATAGCGTCAAGTAAGAAGGTGGCAAAATCAATAGCGTCGATATCTAAAGTTGCGTTAGGCGTCGCGGTGGCGGTTGCGGCGGCAGGCTCGGCGCTAACAGCAATGACGGTTGCTAGTGCAAGGAATAACCGAGAGCTTACCAATATGGCTAGGCTTGTCGGTGTGTCTGTTGATGAATTCACAGCGTTAGCCCATGCTACAACGCAGTATGGCATTAACGCAGAGCGAATTAGCGATATATCGAAAGATGTTCAGGAGAAGGTTTCCGAATTTGCCGCAGCCGGCACTGGTACGTTTCAGGATTACGCTGATGTAATGAAGCTAACCAAAGAACAAGCGGCGGCAACTGCGTTAGAGTTTGAGAAAATGAGCGGCGCTCAGGTGCTAGGTGTCATGGTGTCCCGAATGGAGGCAGCTGGCGTTAGTGCTGGCAAAATGAGCTTCGCAATGGAGTCGGTAGGTAATGATGCCACAAAATTAATACCACTGTTCGCAAATAACGGCGCGGAGCTTATTAGATTGACGCAAGGGTTTAACGCCCTAAATCAGCAGCTATCATTGACCTCAATTGAGGTTAAAGACCTATCTAGAGTTTCTGAAACCTTTGACTTAATGAATAGTACTGCGACCAAAGCATCGACCGCGATAAGCGCGTCACTTGCTCCTGCGGTCGAAGAGTTACTGCGCATTACCGCCGAGGGCATACCCGATGCCACCGCCGCTATAATTGATTTTATAAACGCATTCAAAGATGTCGACGAGGTTAATTCGATAGCTTCGCTTGAACGACAGTTGCTATCCATGCAGGCTAGGCTTCTTGAGCTTAGAAATAGCGACAAGTGGGTCGATGTACTTCTCGAAGGCTCTGATTTGGCTAGGGAAAACCTAGAAAAAACAGAAGCTAAAATTGCTGATATAGTGGCTCGTCTTGAGGAGTTAAGAGGCATTGAGGCGGCAGCCCCACAAATTTCACCAGAAGATACAGTCGTTTCAGCTGGAACAAGCGTAAAAGACGACACGCTAGAAAAGCAACGAGTAGCAAAGCTTGACGCGCTATTCACTGAATTTGAAGACGAACGAAACGCAATCGTTAATCATTTACAACAAGTATCTGATATTCGCGGTGGATTCAAAACGGCCGAGATAGTCGCGGAAGAAGTCAGAAACACCGCACAGGTTGAGGCTCAGCTAGCTAGGCGCGCCGCCGCTCTTGAGTTGACCAAAAACGACTTTATAGCGCAACAGGACATTAAGGCGGAGTACGATTTACTAGCTCAAACAACCGAAGCGGAGCACCAACAGAAGCTTACAGATATAGCAACGGATGCCGCAAGTAAGCGAAACGAGCTTGAGCAAGCTAATAATAACAAGCTGATTGGCATTGGCGTTAATTTAGGCACCTCACTACTTAGTAGTGCGATATCTAACAACGCGAAAACAGAAAAAGAAAAGAAACGCGCCCGTAAGAAAAGTGTGATAATCGATACCGCCGCCGGTATCTCATTGGCGTTTGCAACTAATGATTTCGCCACCGCTGTCCCGATTGCCGCATCGATTGCAGCGACAGGGCTAACGAACTTGGCGGCGATAAGTAGCGCGTCCGGGTCGGTGTCAAGCGTAGCGTCTGCAACAACGGCATCAACATCAACATCTGCAACGTCTACAGCGGAAACTGTACAACAGGCGCCACGGACAATAGAGTTGATAGGTTTTGATTCTGGCGCACTAATACCAATCAATCAGGTGCGCGAGATAATGAAGTTGGCGGTAGGTGATGATGATGTATTAATCGACCTAAACAACGCACAACAGCAAGCAGCTCGCCTTGGCGTAACAGGATAAATCGGCATGATATAATACCCTATAGATTATCATAGGGTGTTATAAATGACCACAAATGTATTAATAGCAAGCGGCACAGCGGCAGTTACCGCATCAACAGCTACCGATTGCGCCTCACTTGGTTTTAAATCAGTACTGCCAACATCAACAGCAACTGGTCATGGTGAAGATTCTGCCTACCCATTCGCCAACACGCTAGATTATCGCGACACTACTGTTTACAGTCCATCCGCTACGAACGGCACAACGACAATTAATTTCAGCCAGTCAAGTGCCACGCCTATCGATTATTTTGCGTTTGCTGTACATAATTCGTTCACCGCTGATATGTCGGGAATGCTAGAAGTTCACGATGGCACCACTTGGGTTACAGTTGCGGAGTTTACTCCCGTCAAAGATGACCGTCCATTTATGGCTACGTTTGATTCAATCATATCAAACCAGCAACGCCTTACGTTTACATGTGCTCAAAAAATGTACATAGGCGCAATTCAGATTGGAGCGGCAACAAAGTTAAAGTGCCCGTCAATAGGTTTTCAGCCGGGTAGGTTTTCACCCATGGATACGGTTGTGGGATTTCAGGCTGATGGCAATTTATTCAATATCGGGCGAAGACTAAATAAAGGCTTTAACGAGAAAGCCGAGTTTAAATTACTTGAATTTAGCGACCTAGATACTTGGTATGAAGATTTCCAAAACCACGCACTAGACAGCAAAACTCTATTTTTAAAGTGGTCTAAAAACAGCGACCAAGTTATGTACGGGCGTCAAAATGTATCAACAATGACCAAACCAAAATACCGCACACCATACCACTCCGATATCGCACTAGACATAAACGGTTACGCATAAATGACATATGACATTAAAAAGGCTCAAGCCGAGCAAACGCTATGCGAATTCGTTGATATTACATTTGACTGGTGCAAATACGTTAGCGACGAATACATAGCTGCCGGATCTTTAACGCTTGCATCCGCAATCAATGATACTTACACGGGCAACGTAACCGTGTCAGGTGGCAACGCTACGCTATGGAGCCTCACGGACGGGTACGCAAAGATTGATAGTGAGCTAATGAAAGTTACCATTGTTAACGATACCACCGTTAATATTACCTCACGGGGCGAGCTTGGTACGGTTGCAGTGGCGCACGCAGCAACGGCTATGCGCTTAGCACATAAAGGTGAAGCTGACTCGTCATGCTATGGATTCCCTCACAATTGCTCATCAAGTGATGCGTACCTCGCAGCATCAACAAAAGTATTTAGATTTCCCAGCTCTAGATTGTCACATGGTCAAATAACGTACAGCGGATTCCGCAGTGCCAGCGCCACATCGGGCAGAGTTGCGCCAGCGGTATCAATGGGCAGTCGTGCCACATTGTCAGTAACGCTAGCTGATGGTATCGATAACGATAACTACCTGCCTTATCCCGAGCGCAGGTCTAGCAATGGCACGCTGTGGGGTAAGATTCTGGCTCGCCACCCAAATATGACGGGGCGAAAAATCGAGCATTACAAGGGATTCGATCCACTTAATTTTGACATCGACAACTTTATATCAACTGAGTATGTTATTGATGATGTCCAGCGTCAAAATGGCAATGTAACACTATTCGGTGTTGACCCGCTGATGTTAGCAGAGGAATCAAAGTCTAAGCTGCCGTTAGCGTCCGACGCAACGCTTGTGGCAGCTATTGATGATGTATCCCTTGCGATTACATATGCTAACGATATAGCGCTCAAATATGGCGCTGTGGGTGTTACAACGTATGTCAGAATCGATAGCGAGATTATAGAGTGTACGCACGCGTCCGATTTTGAGCTAACCATTATCAACAGGGCGTCGCACGGCTCGGAGCAACAGAATCATAGCGTCAACTCGACGGTACAAGAGTGTCGCTGGTGGGTCGATGAAAATCCCGTCACTGTCATTAATGAGCTATTCACGGATGGCACATCAATCGAGTCTAGGTTTTTAGATGATTACACGGCAGTTATATCGGCAACATCATCAAAGACAGTTACGAGAATGCTAAGTAAACCAACAGCCATTAGCAAGCTGGTTAACGAGTTGATTGTAGTGGCTGATTTGACGTTGTTTTTTAGTGACACAGAAAAGCTAATTAAAATAAAGCCAGTTACAGACCAAGATTTGCAGCCACTAACGTTCGAAGAGGGCGTTAACATCATGAGTAACACGGCTAAAATTACTCGCGACACCAAGAATCAATATACCCGATATCCGATTGCGTGGGCACCATATGACGCAACAAAAGCGACTGACGAGGAAGATTTTTCCATTCGTTACTTGCCTATTAACATTGGGAATGAAATACCGCGAAACTTGGGCGAAGTCAACGAGAAAGATTTGTTTCCGTGCTCATGGCTAACTAATGCGGTTGGGGATACGGCAAAAGGCACGTCGATAGGTCAGCGACTAATTGACCGAAACCAAGACGTGCCAGAGCTGGGTGAGTTTGTCATTGACGCCGAAGATGTAGGTAATACGCCAAATGGCACGATGGAACTAGGCTCGCTAGTCAGCTTGGCTACATCGCAATCACAGCATGCTGACGGCTCGTTTAAATCGAAGCTACATCAAGTGTTGAGTATCCAGCAGTTAAAAGGCACGCCTCACTACAGGGTTAATACGCGGTTATTTCAAGACCCTGAAACGGCTAGCGCCGTAGATTTTACCATTAGCGAAAACAAGATTAATTATGACCTGTCAACTGAGTTCGCGCCAGTGGCTGGTCACTACGTAATACTAATCGAAGCTGGCGTGGTCATTGGGCCAACTGACGTATCTATCCCAGCGTTTGACGAGGGCGCACAGGCGGCGGGCGTGTCATTTGAAATAATCGTCCGTGGTTCAATCCTAGGCGCTGGCGGTCATGGTGGCAACGGTGGCAACTTACCAACGACCGAGGGCTTCGTAGAGGAATCGATAGGACAGAATGGCGGCACTGGCGGCACCGCAATCAACATAACAGTACCGACCACGATAAACGCTGGTGGTGGTGAAGTTTGGGCTGGTGGTGGTGGCGTTAATGGCGGCACATCTTACGTAATAGAAATAAAGGCTGGCGTGTTTTCTCCTGTCGCTGGTAACGGTGGCAGTGGCGGTCAAGGCTTCATAGGTGGCAACGGAGCACTTACGGGTAACGTAACTGGGTTTTACACACGAACAGCACTAGATGGTGTTACGGGCACTCAAACAGCACCCGGAACACTGGCAGGCGTATCTGGCGGCCTATTCGGTGAGGACTCGCAGCGAGACACAAATAGCAGCTCGATTAGCTCAAATGCTGGTCTCGCTGGGTTTGCTATAATAAGCAACGGTAACGCCGTGACAATAACGTCCGGCAATAACAGTTTAAATATAAAAGGACGTCAATCATAATGGCTAGATCGGGATATTCAATTGTAACACAAATAGAGAATGATACTGTTGTAAGTATCGTTCCAAATGCACCACTGTCTGTGCTCAAATACTCAGACGGCACGCTAGTGCAGATATACACAGAGGCGGGAGCAATCATCACTCAAGTTGGCGCAACCTCAGATGTTAACGGCACGTTTAAGTTTTGGTGCGAGCCGGGTAACTATTACGTTTCATATGCAGGATTAGAGATTCCTATTACTGCGTGTATCGATGAGCAGACATTCGCAGACTCACCAAAGGGCGTACAAGTTAAAACGCTAGCCGAGGCTGTCGCAGATACTGACGCTGCGACTGGTGATTACGTTGACATTAGTGATAAGGGGATGGGCAGATACAAGTACGAGTCAGGGGTTGCTGACGGGGATATCTATCTAGCAACGTCAACCGCTGGCGTGGTACTGGCTAGCATTAGGGATATACACACATACACGCAAGCTACAGTAATGAAGGTTCCTAACAATGCACCAAACGACCACGGGCTACTGCAAGCGACACCACAAGCTAAGGTTTTTCGTCAGCATATGGAGCCTTACGGCAACGTTGAAAATGGTACTGTCTCTAAACTGGACTGGATGCTAGACCCGTATGACGGTTACGATGGGATACCTTACGCTGATGCAGACGTTAGCTATAGGATATTCAATATATTTACCAAAACAGGTAATCATGCAGGGTTAAATGGTGAGAATGGCGTAGCTGTAATAGGTACTAAAAACAGAGGTGATGGAAACACTTGGGGCGTTTTTACTGGCATGCACTTCGGATTTAATGATGGCAATAATGTACCTATGAAGATGCATTATATGGACACTAGCGACACCGAATGGCGTACACCAATGAAGAATTTTTGGTATCCAACAAAGCCGCTCGATGCGCTTGATTATGTTCTATACGAACTAAGGTTGTACCGAGTTCAAAGTAGTGGGTCTTGCGGCACTACACCACCAACTCACACCACCGGCACTGTATCTGACGGCAATCTTGATTTCGAGTTCATACGGAACTATCAGGCGCACGTATCAGACATAGATAGCGTAGTGACGTTTGGTGACATTGGTTCGATGCCTAGATTTAATCACAAGGGCAAGCCGGTGCAGTTTGCGAAAGACACGTTGCATTGGGCTAATGCTAGGCAAACGTTCGAGTCGGCAGGACAACAGACCAGCTTCGGACTAGTAAAGGTTGGTGTCCGCACCGATGCGGAAGAGTGGCAACTTGAGTTTCACAACAACAACAGGTTCAGAGTTGCAGCAGACCACTATCGCACAAGCGGAATAGTTAGAAAGTTTGACTCCCTAACTGTTACCGATGCAGATGTTACCACTGGGAAATTCAACGTGTCAGGATATGAGCTTGTATATACGAACTTCTCAGCAGCAACAAGCATAACTGGGGTCACTGGTGCTATAGCGGGTCAGAGGTTAATGATTATAGCGCTAAACGCAAACACGACACTGGTAAACAATGGAAGCCTTAAAACTAAAAGCGGGATTGATAACCCGCTGCTGGCTGATACTGGCGCAACATTCATTAATAGTAATGGCGCAACTAGATTAAGAGAGGTTTAACCAATAACCAACTCAAATTCATCCGGTAGCAACGACATTAGTTTTTTAAATGTCTTGCTACTGTTTGATACCCACCTGCCATCCTTATCAGAGCGGCGAATAGAATCACCAAACCCGACGCAGCCAACGACATTGCGAACATAATTAGCAATGTGACCTTGAATGTCAGTACGATTAGGAACATCAAGAATTTCGAAGCACTCCCCATTAGAGGGACTTGTAATCTTTTTGCACTTGTAAATATTCGGCGGTATACAACTAACAAATGATTTATTTTGCAACCACGGACGCTCGATAGTAAAACATTGAAAGTCACCATAAGTCGCCTGCCCTATCGTTTCAGGGTGCGTACTAAATCGCTCAATAATTAACCTATTCAAAGTCATCACCCTCAGTGTTAAAGTCATCATCCTCATCAAGGAAGTCCGACATATATTCTATTTGTAAGTCGCATCGAGCAAGCGGCGCATCGACATTAATGTTTCGCTCAATCAGCGTTACATATCTAGCCCGTGCGCGCCTATACTCGTAAGTGGCCTGCTCGTAGTCTTCTTCGTTCAATCTTTGCAATGCGATTTTTTCAATCTGCATACACATTTCGTAAGTATAAAATCTCATGGTAGTCATTCTAATGATTAGTTAGTTTAATCTACCACTTTTTGGCTAAATTTGCAAGTCGGGGTCACTGTAGACCATATCGTCAAAGTCTTGCTTTTCACGTAACGCATCCATTCGTGCTTTAATTTTGCGCTTTTCTGGTGTTGACTTGGTGTTAGGGTCATAACGCGTAAGCTCGCCCGCTTCGTTTAAGTCATTGATTCGGCACTGAACCGCGTTAGCTTCTGCCTTTTCGCCCGTATGTCTAAAGTCTAATGTTTGCATATTATTTAACCTCAACTTGGTAGTCTTCGCCAAAATAGTCTGTATTATCTTCGTACATGTTATTTTCCCTTCATGATTAAGCAGCCAAAACCAGCGCTACAAATACATGCAATCAGTAAGATGCCTTGATATGCCTGATGGATTGAGCTTGATGCGTTAATACTCATCATGTGCATACCAATCAATCCTGCTACCGCTAAAAATAATGCTCCGATAAAATGTTTCATGTTATTCCTTTTGTTTAGTTATTCGTTTCAGTTGCTCCACAATATCGAACAACTGATAACGTGTCAACAATTAAATTAAGAATTCCGTAATTAAATTATCGACCTTATTAAAAAACTCTTCCTCAGTTCCGTTATTTACCATTCTTGTATGCCAGCAATCGCTAACGGTGAAGTAATCCCTAGTGTCACCATCGAACGTGCAACCCTTGCGCTCTATCTCAATGATTAGGATATTATCATAATCCACAGCGTCAATGATTGGCTGCAATTCAGCATCAAAACCGCCGTCACTAACAACGTACACACCATCGCCTTTCATCTGCTCAGCTAGCGCATGACCGAATACGCCATCGCCAAACATCGGTTTAGCTACATTCTCGCTAACATGTTGTAGCGCTGTGCGTTGTGAGTAGTATTCATTACCAACAGCCAGCGTATAAAGCTCTACATCTTTAAACCATGAACCATCGACCTCTTGTTCGTCATAATGCTGCATAAATTCATCAACTGACATATCGAAAAACCTAGCTGCCATCTCGATTAACTTAGATTTGAACGATAACTTAGTGTATCCGTATTTATCATTCAGCCAATCGCACACCATGTCTTTACCGCTGCGTGGTGGTGCGTTAAATATTATTACTTTTTTCATTTGTTGTCCTTTTTAATTTTAGGCAGTAACCATCTATAAAAATAAATACTGCTAACGATACCGAGTGAGCCACCCATAGCGCTAGCGATAAATAACCAATCGCTATTTTCGCTAGCTACTATTTTGGTGTATGTGTACTGTGAGATTGATATAAACCAACTAACAATGAACACCATCATTACCCGCTGGTCGCGCACGAATTGCGAGTTAAGCCCAAGCAAAAACACTTGAGCGAAACTTGCTACAAATAGAATGGCAATCACGCTCGCCACTTCCCATTTTTAATTGTAATCATTTGACGTTTTCCGTTTTTGTATGTGATGATATGGCTGTGCGACCAACTGCTATTGCCGGAGTTGTACCCCATATCGAGCGAACCTGATACGCCAGCTTGCCATACGCCGTCTTTAATCGTTGCGCTATGGCTATGGCCTATATTGTGTCTAACGCCCGTCACAACGTATGCTTGAACGCTACCGCGACCACCGTTCGAACCTAGGTGACTGTGTGCGCCGCATTCAATTCCGTTAGCAATCATAAACGATTCATCTTCGCGTAGGAATATTGCATCGTCGCCACCAAAACCCACCATGCTACATGCATGTTCGAACGCGCTAAAATTACCGCCGCTTACGATTGAATTGTACTTAGCTAACTGCAACTCCAGAAAGAATATTGCGTTTACCGGGTCGTGCCGATAGTCCTGTTCTTTCAACCATTTCTCGATTGATTTATCATGATTAGATTCAACTACTACGGTGGTACAAAAATCACGCTCAAATTCACGCATGGTATCAACAGTTAACTCAATCTCTCCGCGTACACATTCGGTTTTATGGTGATGCATAGCAAACATGAAATGAGGGTCGCGCACGTTATGGTGATTACGCGCTTGCTGGTCTAGCGTATCATGAAGGAACACAAACCTAGGGCGTAACACATCAAGCATCGAATCTTTACCGCACCAACTGGCTAGCGCCACAGTATCATCTGGTTTAGCACTGTGGATATCGCCAAAATTAATAGCCTCTACCGATTCGCTGTTAGCTACGCCAGTACCAGTGTAGTATTTACCTAGGTCATAAAACGCGCCAGTTAATTTCTCGGCGCATAACTGCCGCACAAACCAATCGCCGTCGCTATCAATCTCAACAACTAACGCACTAAATGAATGGTGATGACTAGCAACTTGCCCGGCTGTCTTCTGTATGTAGTTACGTTGCGTAATACAGCCAGTCGAATACAGTAATCGAGCGTCCATTGCCTTTGGTGTTGCGACTGAGCGCAGCTGCAATTTAGCGTGTGGGATAATCGCGCTATCATGGTTCGTGTGGTTAACAAACGGCGTGGTTGGACTTTTGTTTGTTGGTAGGGTATTAACATCACCGCACCAGACTAGGCCTTTAGCTATTTGGCGCTCTTCGTTAATTAGGTATGGAGTAATTGCAGGGTCATACCACAATCCGTCATCGCCCTTTTCGCTACTTTGACGCCCAGATTTGTCGTAGGTAAAACCGCTTACAATCAATTCTGCGCCGTTATACTCACAATACTGTAGTATCGCATCAAGAAACGGTTTGTGTACGTGTGTGTTGTTCTGAGCTGACGTAAACACGAAACGTTTACCCGCTAATGGCTCGCGCTTATCTTTGTTGGTTAGAATGGTGCCCTTTGCAATCGGCTTCTTGTCGTGCTGTTCCCAAAAATCTTTAAATGTCTTACGGCGAAAAAACTCACCAATCGACGTTACCGTCACGCCCATAACCTCGGCAATAGGACGATACGACATACCCTCTTGCTCTTTGAGTCTTACGCACTCTATTAAATCGTCTTGCCTTAACTTTGTCATATTAGTCTCCTTTTATTAAGAGCATACAAATTAACACAATGACAATTAAAGTCAACACTTTATTTTAGGCAAAAAAAAGACCTCAATTAAGAGGCCGAAAATGCAGATGGATATAGTTATTATACGTACTTACTCAGCATAGGGGTAACCGCGTGTGCGGCAATGCGATATAGTTATAATAGTAACACTCCGATTAGCGCATTGTTAAGTTAGGCGTGGAAGGTGTTGTTAATTCGTTAATCCTTAGCGCTCCATTCGAAGATAACTTTCCCCGAGTACGTAGCTTTAAAAGACCTAATCTTTAGTAGCGACCTTTCGTTAATTAGCCCTTTATATATTCGACCTTCCGCACTATCAATGAGCACCACAACCTCTCGTCTTGCTGTGTCGACTCTAGATACATGCTTGATTTTTATGCTGTCAGCTATGAATTCAAGATCACCAGACCACATATCTTGGCCTAACTCTTTATCAATAACATCTAGCATTGAATTTATATCGCTAGCTTCGTATATCATTTTTACACCTTTAATATGGCGCACCTGCCGAGTAATATCTCAACTATTTCGCCGTCAGCTACTTACGCGTTTTCGCTGACAGTTGTTATATCCAGCCGTTTCAAGCGGGAGGTGCATTGTTTATATTTGTTATGCGCTCTAAAAGACCCTGACGACTGGCAAGCCGAATTCGACAATTACATAGAGCGCATACAAATATAGTTGATAACTTACGGCTATCAGTCGGATGTTTTAGGCCATCTCTAGGCTCTTGTAGGCTTTTAAAGCGGCCAACTCACAGTTACGCTACCTATTTGCCGCTAACTCCGCAATAAGGCTAATAAAGTGTATTTTTATGTCTTTGCCTTGACAGATTTAATGTTGTCTCATGGTCGGATCGGCACGCTGACCAAGCGCTGAATAGTAATAACTTTGCCTAAGTACAAGTACTTTGAATAACACCCTAAACATCTAAGGCGCTACACAAAATAAACGGTCGAATCGGCAACGTGACCAGCGCGGAGAGGGAATCTAAACCCGCCTACAGATTATCACCTTGAGAGCGTTATAATGATTAAGGAAGGGAATCATCACAACAGGCAATCGGCATCTACTAAAACCGCTTAGGGATAAACTTCATCCCCGTACTTCAATGTTTATTATAATAAAGCATCTAGATTTTAATTGCAAGCTTTATTTTATGTTTAGTGATTGCTTACCTGTAGTGATTGCGCACCCGTCTACTTTTTCACCGCTTTTCAGGGCTTTTAGTATCTTTGCCTTGTCCGGTGATTCTGTTGCTGGCGTAATTCTAACGTACTCGTCAGGTATGCTTTCATGGCATTTAACATCAACAACTTGACGACCTTTTCTTAATGACACGTTAAACAGGTCTGACTTTATAGACGTCTTCCCACTGGATATCATACCTTGTAGCGCGTACTCTTTAAGTCGAATAATATTATTAGACACTGACGACTTGAGACTGGTCAGTCTTTCCATTTCATTCTTTATCGACTGCTCTCTCGATGTTAAGTCACGTAGCACGTGGCATATGTCTTCGACCTTTTTGTCAAAATCATAGTCCATTGCGTCCAATGTGTCAGCCGCGTCCTCTGGTGATAATTCACCGTTTTCGATAACTGATAGTAATTCTCGCTGCTGGTGGTTCATTTGAAATAAATTCATTTGTTAAAGCTCCAATTGTCTTTGTTTTTTTCGTTGTATTTAGCTACAAACTTCCTGAGTCTAGTATTTGCCTCAATTCTAGCAGCGCCCTCTTTTTTGTGCTCTATTGGCTCGTTGCTGTACGCATCTTTATACGCATTGCAGTAAGCCAAGCAAACCCTTAAGTGTAACTCCCTAGGTAGGCTGTTTATTAGTTCGTCAGCCCACTTTAGGTCATGCTCATGGCAGTGGTCTGGTTTCATTTTACGCGCCTGTATATTGTTATTCGTTCGTTTAAATACATTCTTCTGTAATTTACTCTATCTAGCATAGCCCAACCATCAATCTCCCTAGGTTTTGAATGACTGTAATAACATATAACGTCGAACGCCTTGGCGTCACCAGTGACCACCACACGCCATCTTTGCTTGCCGAACAACTTAATCTTTATCTTTTGAAATATACTCATTACTGTAATAACTCCCAATCTTTTGCTGCGTCGATTACGGCCTGATGCCCTAGAGCTACACACACGAACGAACCCAAAGCCTTTGCGTTGATTAGGTACTTTATCTGCTCGTCACTTATCTTGCTTTCCGTGTGGTCTTTGCGCTTTATTTCACACACAAACGAAGGGTTGCCGGGCGCAACTAGGTCGCTAGTTCCTGTAACCATTCCTGAAACCTTCTCTTTGGCCGCGCCTCTGATTCGCTTACCTTCGTTCTTTACATGAAACATGACAGCGCCAAGTTTTGGCATTGTGCGTCTAACGATTCCTACGGCGGTTATTTGCTCCGGTGTCTCTTGAGGGCATTTTCCGCGATAGTCGATATCACCATAAATAGGTATGTCATTATCGATTAGTTGTTGTATGTCTTTTTTTCTCATGGTACACCCTCTATAAATAAAACCAGTAACACTACGACTATAATTATTGCTATGTAGCCGCCGCTATTGTCTCTGTATTGTTTAGACATGGTAAGTCACCGTCATTGTAAATGTTTTAAAATCCATGTTTGATGCGGTATTTCCATATAGCGGGTCAATGCCGCCACTGTCTACATTACCAACGCGCTCAAACAAATTTGCACTGTCCGGCTTGCAGTACGTGCAAAGTATGTTGCCTACCGATTCTATTGTTAGCTTCATATCATTCCCCTATTAAGTTATTCAACAATACGCTGTTGTTTTGATTGTGTCAACCATTAATGACAGTTTCTTTGTCATTGTATGAGTACACGTTGTAAAACGAACTACCGTTAATGCGCTTAACTGTTACCGTTTTCGGCATTGTTGCATGTTTTGTTTTTAGCCCCCTAACCAGTGTGTCGACGTCTGGCGCAGCATGACCCTCACCAAAGACAGCCTCACTAAATGCGTTCCACTGGCGAATTTGCGATACTGTCTTACCTTCTGGTGTCAGCCATATGCTGAACGTTCTGTACTCTGTGGTAAAGTCCACCTTTAGCGTGTAATTGCCCTTCTGGCTATGCCACGGTTTACACATCCAACCTAGCACCTTATCACTGGTCTGTGAGTACGGGTCTGACTTAAACTTTTTGAAGTCTATATCCAGCTTTTCGTTAGGGTCAATTAACTCCGCTTTGCATTTCTTGTTGCTGCAATACCTAGCGGCTATATCATTGTCCTGTTCGCACTCAGAGCAAACTTTAGAAGACCACCTATAATCACACCGCTGGTACTCTCCTTTGATTATTGCATTCCCTAAACACCTTCGCCCATAGTGGGCTGGCACTTGCTGGCCTTCATCGTTTTCGACTATATGCCCTGACAGGTCTATATAGTACCCGTTATCGTTAACCTCGAAGTCGTTAAAATCAGGGTCGCTTCGCCCGGTAAATTCATTAACTGTGTTGCATGTGGGGCAGGTCGCATCTAGGTTAAATGATTCTCCGCTGCGCATTCCTGTGGTTATTTTTGGCGAGAATAGATCGTCTTCTAGGTCGTGACGCTCTATGTTTCCGGCGAAGTCCATGATTGCACAATCATCCTTGCCATCATCAAGCCTTAGTCCTCGACCAACTATCTGTTGGAATAACGATGCGGATTCGGTAGCTCTCATTACGGCAACTAGGTCTACGTGTGGCGCATCAAATCCGGTAGTTAACGTAGCAACACTTACTAGGTATTTTATTTTCTTTGCCTTGAACTGTTTGATTATTAACTCACGCTCACCTTTATTTAGTTGCCCTGTTATTACCGCCTTGCTTTCTGGTAGGGACTCCATAACTTCATTAGCATGTTGTATTGTCGATGCGAATATCATTACACCTTTTCGGCTGACTGACGCCCTCACAACCTGCTCAACTATTGATGCGGTCTTTCGTCCTTGACCAACAAATGCAGCCTCGACACTCCCTTGCGTAAATTCGCCGTTAGACTTTGTTTTTAGGTTGCTTGTGTCGTATGCGCCCGTGGTTACTTCGGTTGTCGGCTTGGTTAGATACCCCTCGCCTATAAGGTACGGCGCAAGAACCTGATGCACTAACTTTCCGTAGTATGGGTTTAGCGTCTGGTCTTCGCCTAATGTCTTGTTATCGATGCCAACGCCGTATATGTATCCTGAACCCATTCTGTACGGTGTTGCCGTCATGCCGATGACTCTAAGTGCTGGATTCTTTGAGCGCATATGGTCGATAATACGCTTTACCGTATCGTCGGTTCTGTGCGCCTCATCGACTATTACACCACCGAACTGAGCGCCGAACTTATCTAGTGACCTAGAAACCGTTTGCGGCGAGCCATAGACCACGGGCTTTGACATATCTTTATTGCTGCTTACCGATGCACAATATATTGATGCCTCCGCACCTGTAGCTAAATACTTTTCAAGGTTTTGTTCCACAAGCTCTTTAGATGGCTGTAAACACAATACTTTCTTACCGCTTATACCTTTAAGCCAGTACGCCAATTCAGCGCATATCATGCTCTTACCTGCGCCTGTGGCTAACTCCAAAACGCAAGATGTTGTTGATTTCTTTAGGTGTGACTTAGCTGACTCCACAGCCTCGTCCTGGTATTTTCTTAATGTATATGACATGGTTTCTCACTCCTTATTTTGACATAAAAAAGGCGCTAACAAAGCGCCTTTTTTATTACCTGATTAACCCCTAGAAGTCGATATCTTCATCGAAGTTTACATCTTGCGCGGCTTGTTGGGCTGCTTGTTGTGGCGCTGATTTTTGCGCTGATGCAAAGTTGTTACCCACTGGCGCTACCTGTGAAACCCAGTTGCCGCTAATCTCTTCGCCGTTATCCTTGGTCATTTCCCAAGTCTGTAGCAGGATGGCTTGCGGTTTATTGGTTAGGTTTGCCGCTAAATCCATTTCCGTAGGCTCATAGCCTAACTTCATTAAGCCGCCGCCTGAGTTTGTGTCGATGGCTGCTAACATGCGTAATGCTTTATCGCGTTTGGCGCTGTCTGATTCGCAAACCTTTACCTTTTGGAAGATTTTACGGTTAACAAATTCGCCATCGATGATAGACCAACGGAGACTAATGTAACGCTCGTTGTTGTAGTCGTCCCATTTTGCTTCGTCAATGATAGCTTTAACTTGCGTGTTGTTTGGGATTGGCTCAATCTTGCCGCCGCCCATTTCAAATGAACCGGATGTATCGAATGCTGAATTATCGCTTAGTTGAAAAAATGACATATTATTTACTCTCTTTGTTTAGTTGTGTTTCGTTAAAAAATGGAATTAATTCTAATAAAGGGTTTTCACCTAAACCTAATGGGATTTCAACGTCCATTGGGTATCTTGTTTTTGCTGCTACGTATCCGATCTTCCCGTCAGAAGCCGTGATCAATTTACGGTCGCCAGTCTGAATCAGTTTGCCGTATTTTGTGACTTGACCTTTTTTGTTTGTTTCTTTACCGCTAACAAATGAATCCTTGGTGATGTAAACAACCGCGTCCACTTGGTTTACGTATGTTGGCACACTTTGTTTGTGCATGTCAAGCGTATAAACACAATGCTCGTCAAGTTCCGGGCTATCTTTAATGCGCTGCACACCAGTGTGAGCCAAGAAAACAATAGCCATACCTTTTTTACGCAGTACGTTACAAGCGTTCATAATCTCATTGTGCATTTCAGCAACAACCAAATAACCTTTCTGATAGCCGCCCGCGGAATCTGCCACGTTGTCTACGTTATACATCTCACATAGCTCATGCTCGAATTTTGCGTGTAACGAGGTGATACTATCGATGATTACCGTCTTGCGGTCATGCTCTTCTGTTGCAAGTTCGCGCAGTTGCGCAAGTAATGTATCTTTAGTGCTTAACTTGTTTGTGCGCTTGTAATTACTGCGCGGTAATACTGGATACACCTGCGGCATAACATCATCATCGAAAGATTCGAAGATTGTTGTTGCTCTTTCCGCTTGAATGAATATAGCGTTAGGGAATGTTGCGGCTAACGTTGTCTTGCCAGTGCCGGGCGTTCCCACCACCGTTATCATTGGTGCTGTCTTTTTAACTTCTACTGTTGATAGTGCCATGTTTTACTTCTCCTTAGTTCGTGTTAGTGGAGCTATCTTGCCATGACGGTTTTTGTTAGTCAACACTTATTTTAAATAAATATATTAATATCTATATTAGTAGTTACAGTTGACAGTTAGCACGTATTTGTGCATTATAGCGGTTCAACAAACAGAAGGTAAAAAGCAATGAAAGAAAACAAAGACGGTACAGCGGCGATAGTCGACCTTAGTTCGCTCAATCCAAATCTAGTGTTTATGGGGCAATACAGTGATGCAGGAGCGCCAAAAATGTTCGACGATAGCGGTAACAAGCTCACGCTAACGTTTTACGTTATCTATATAAAGGAAAGCGACGAAGGCATGGAGGGTTTTTGGCGCACGACAGGCAGCAACAACTTTAAAGGATATAGTTGGGAGAAGGCTCTTGATAACACAGGCGTCGAATGGGTGCCGTGTGACCATAACAACAACTATAAGGAGTTAGTATAATGTCGGTATGGAATTATGTAGAGGCAGATGTAAAGGTATTTGGTTTAAATGGTGTTGATGCCAACGGCAATTGTGAGTGTGGCAACGTGGAATGTGAAGCGCTATATAAGCACCCCCGCGTTAGTAGCTGGCAGCACACACCAGCATGGACAGATGATCAGCTTGATGTCATGGAAATGACAGGTCAATTCAAGACTGGCTTCGGCGTAATTGTCGATGGCCTACTTATTATAGATATCGACCCTAGAAACGGTGGTGATGCAAGCTACGTTAAAATGTGTAAGGACACAGGCATAGATTACAAGGACGCATCGGAGTTCGTTGTTGCCACTGGTGGCGGTGGTCATCACATATACTTCAACGCGCCAGATGATGTTCGCCTACTTGGTAAGCTTGAGAGCTACCCGGGCATCGATTTTAAATACAACGGGTTCGTGGTCGGCTCTGGCTCAATGCATAAGAGCGGAAGCACTTACTCGACCGAAAAGGGTCACCCAAGTGATATTGGCGATATGCCAAGTGAACTTATCGAGCTTTTAACAAGAGCTGTGCGTACACCGAGTAGTGATAACTTTGCTTGCTCACAAGAGGTTAGTAACGAAGATATTAACTCCATGCTTGAGTTTATATCGCCCGATTGCGACTACGAGCAGTGGGTATCTATAGGTATGGCTATTCATGACGCTACTAACGGTGAGGGTGATTTACTGTGGGATGATTGGAGCGCCAAAGGTACAGACTATTGCGGGCATGAGGCGATCAACCAAAAGTGGCACAGCTTCGGCAAGTCTAGCAGCCCAGTGACATTTGGCACGTTAAAGCATTTAGCGGAGGAGGCAGGTTACAAGGAGTCCGTAACATTCGTAACAGACTTAGTAATGACCGGAAATGAGGTCATGCCATCAAGTGAAGTAGTGGAAGAACCAACCGCTAGGCGTGGCCATCCGGTCAACATAGATAAAGTAGACCTACTAAAATGTACGGGCTTGGCTGGTGATTTAGTGGAATACATCAATAGCAATTCTCGTTTCCCACGTGAACAATTAGCGGTAGCGTCTGCCTTGTCATCGCTTGGTAATATCGGCGGCTTAACGCATTTTGATGAAGATTACGGCGTGACTGCAAACCAGTTCATATTATGTGTTGCAGGTTCTTCAACAGGTAAGGAGGCCATTCAGCAGTCCCAAGCCAAGATACACATGGCAGCAGGATTTGGCGCAGCAACTATGGGCGGTATTAAATCTGAGCAGGAAATTGTACGCGGCCTACTGGCTCACCAAGCTAACTTCTACATTATGGATGAGCTTGGTATATTCCTGCAAAAGATAGAAAACGCACGTACCAAGGGTGGCGCTTCATATCTAGAGGGCGTTATCGGGACGTTAATGTCTGCGTATAGTAAAGCTGACGACAGAATGCTTCTTAGTTCTGATTTAATGTCATCATCAGTTGGTGAGCTAAACAAGCAAGCGGCGCACTTTAGAAAACTTGCAAGCGAAAACACCAACCCCGAGCGCAACGAAGAGAAGGCAGAACAGTTAACACAGCTTTCAAATGAGATAATGACAGGCGGCCTAGTGCGCCCATTCTTATCGCTGATAGGCTACACAACCCCAGTAACGTTCAACAGCGTAGTGAGCTACGAGAACTCAACCAACGGGTTTATTGGTCGCTCTCTTGTATTTGAAGAGAAGGAAACCAACCCTAGGGCTAAGCGAGGATTTAAGAAAAAGCCAATGAGCGATATTCTGAAAATGCGCATCTCATCATTAGCTGGCGGTGGCTGCGCCGACACACTAGCAGATAAACGCATCGAGTTTAGGCAGGAAAGGACGCCCGTCAAGACAAGTTCGGAAGCTGCAAAGGCACTAGATGACATTCAAGACTTCTTCTTTGATTACGCAGAGCACCACAAAGGAGCTACCGGGTTAGAGGCGGTTGTACGCCGAGGGTTCGAGCTAGTCCTTAAAATAAGCTTCGTCCTAGCTATCGGGCATGACGATAAAACGCGTCACGTTGATGATGTTTCGTGGGCTTACGCTCTTGTTAGAAAGGATATTGACGGCAAAATAAGGCTCGCTAAGTCGAACATGGCAGAAGAAGACAACGATAAAGGTGGCGCTTTAATCGCAAGAATCGAATCCATGCTCGATAAAAAAGTGGGAATGCCACACGGTCAAGTTAAAAACAGATGCAGAAGCTACAAATCTGAGGATGTTTCTAAAGCTCTCGACTGGTTAGAAAATAAAGGGACTACAACTAAAGTGCTAGTTCCTAAAGTTGGAAACAAAAAGAAGCATATCCTCTGGATGCTAACTTAAATACAAGTCAATATCACTTAGCCGCTTAATTGCGGCTTTTTTGTGCGTTTTTTAACCGAAAGTCAGGAGTCGATAGCAGGAGAAAAGTCGATAACGCACGACTTTACTTGCGAGTTTTACTTTTAAGTGACTGATTCTTATGAAGTAAAAGCCAAAAGCCGCTGGTCGAAAGTCAAAAGTCGATAGCAGTAGTATAGATACATATATAGATATACACACTTAATAGTTAAAAGAGAGTTTACTTATAGTCTGTTTTTAGGTATTTTTAAAAAAAAGAAGGATAACTATTAACTATTAACTATTAACTATATATATATATCTATATATATAATATATTCAATAACTTAGAGAAGAAAAGTCGGTAGCAAAGTCGGTAGCCCCTCCGAATTCTCTGCTAACGACTTTTTCAACCAACATGCACACATAATCCCATTATCTATACACGTTTTTATTACATGTATAGATTAATCAAATAAATTGTTGACATGCGATATCAGGCTGTTATGATGGTTGCAGATAAAACGAAACGACAATTAACTAAGGAAATATTATGAACACTTACACAATGACCGAAAAGCAAAACACGAACTCACAACGCGAAGGCGTTACATTCGAAGCTAAGAACTTGACAGCAGCTAAACGCAAGGCGTCATCACTACAAGCATTTGATGGCACAATCATCGAGCTTGAATTAAATGGCGATACCGTTGCGGTAAAAGAAAAAGATGGCAAATGGATTTGCAATAGCTACTTCGTATAAACATTAACGCCCTTCGGGGCAAAGGAGTGAAAAATGAACGAACGCAACCAAGAGATATATAGAGATGGATATGAGGCTTATGACTACGGCGAAACTGAGTGCGACAACCCCCACACTGGAATTGATGCCGAATACTGGTCTGACGGGTGGGAAGACGCAAAAGAAGACCACGAATAACTAAGGGAATATTATGAAACAACTAACAGAAACAGAAATACTAACCAAGATGTTTATGGGTATGTTTAAGCAGAATGCTCGGTCGGTTAACTCGGATGGCGCCTGCCTGTACCGTGCACCGTGCGGAAACAAATGCATTATCGGGCATGGCATTGATGATAGTGAGTATGATGAAAGCTTTAACACTCAGGGCGCTACAGACTATTCCGTACGAAAAGCACTAAATAATTCTGGCGGTAAATGCATATCAGCAACGCTTGCTTACGATTTGCAGGACTCGCACGACGAAGCGGACAGTAACACTACACCATTCAACCAGCAGTTTATTAAAAATCTATCATGGCGTGAGGCGCCACAACACGTAATTAAACTAGCCAAAGAAATCTTGGCACAAGTGGAGAATGAGAAATGAACACAACAAAACAAGAGCAAGTGATATCTGGACTTAATTCAATGATCGCGATCGAAACCAGACGCCTAGAATTACTGCATAAGGTGCTAAAGATTATCACTGGTACGATGGTATCAAATGATGAAGATAATGCGCGTATGGACTTTACGGATGCGTCTATGTGGCAATTGGTGACTGATGATAACGTGGGTGGTGTGTACAAGTACGATACTGTAGCTTTTGAGGATCGCGGCGACAACGATAGTATCGAACTTTATAGGGAGTATTCGGTGGTCTCAAATAGCGGACACTCTGAGACCCCCATATTAATACACCCGCCCGGATTTATATTCCATAATCAAAACAACACTAAAATGTATAAGAAGGTGGGATAATATGGATAAGTTTGTAAATGGTATTGCTGTCGGTATAGCTATTGGCGCGCTTATTTTGTTTATTGCCGCGCTCAATGACCCGAACTACCAAAAAGGCAGCGGCGAGCAAATTAAACACTGCGAAAAAGAATTACCGCGTGACCGTAAATGTGCGCTGGTTGCTGTTGTTGAGTCCTTAGAATGATTATTTATGGGCTATTAGCATTTACCGCTTTACTTGTTGGCGGTAGTGCTTTATTGTATGTGTTGACAGTTAATATTGGAGAAGAAGATGAAGACAGTGATCACATGTAGCACCGATGACGGTAACGGGCACTGGTTAGCTGGCGAGCTGTTCTCAATGGCATTAAGAGGCGATGAGTTTAAGATGGTTTCTGTTGGTGTATTCGAAGACGCTATTGGTATAAAGCTTTCGGACGGTATAACCTCAATTGAGTCAGTTAAAACACTCGACGGCGACCGCTCACACAAATACATTATAAAGAGAATTGGAGAATAAAATGAAGATTGAAACGATTAGAGTGAACAGTAACAATAAAGATGAAGCCTATCGATTGATGGTGATGGTGTTTACGATAGGCTTGCGCGGTGGTGAATTCAAGGTTTCATCTACTGCCACCTATAAAAACTACGTAATGACAACCATAACTAATGATGTAGTTGATATTATGGCTGTTTCCATGCCGCTACATGACCACCACACCTACACAATGACACAGTGTATTAAAGGAGAGCAAAATGAAGATTGAACAATTAATGATGGCTAACATAGCCGAAGAAGATGCACGGATTAAATTAAATAAGCTTATCGCGGCCTCAGAAACACGTACACGCATCAATGATGCAGCACTTGAGCGGTTGCGTTATCCTGTAGGTGGCGTGGCTAAAAAGCCTGTTGTAGCGACTGTGATTGAGCCAGTGCGAACGCTAGTTACTGAGAACAATCGTAGTGAAATACCGAAAGGTGATTTTATTGTTATTGAGGCGTTTAGCAGTGATGAGGGTCGCAAGTATAAGCTCAACCTAACTATAGGTGAGCTATACGAAGTTACTCTCAATGACGGTAGCGGTGACGATGATTGTATACACATTTCGGCGAGTAGCGATATGTACTGCCCAGACCTAACAACTAACGGCGCTGTGGTTTGGTGGATTAAAAAGGAGGATGTGTGATGCCTAAGGTAAATGTACTAACCGTGGATGACGTAAAAATAGGCCGTTTTAGTTGGTGGTCTAACTGGGTCGATGTTGCCGTGGTGAACCATGCCGACGACTCACACCTGGTTCAGATGAAGATTAGCAGAACAAACAAAAAGAAGTTCAAATCAATTAATTTAGTTGGCAAGTTTACAGTGGTTAGCTCGCAAAACGTTGGCGATTTAACGCAAATGAAAGGAACGGAATAATGAAATCTAACCAGCAAATACTAGCGCGCACCACCGATATGTTAGACCAGCTACGTAGCAATTCGTCAAGAATCGAAGCGCTTGAAAGCCTTCGCGGCACCACGTTAGGCGGAAACCAAAGGTCACTACACATAACTAATGGCGAGGCGGAGGTTGAAATAGCCTTCCACCAAACTGAAGTCAAGTCGCACTACAAGCTTGCGATGACATTCATTCGCAAAGGTATCAACGAAGAAATAGATTTTCTTGAGGCTAAAAACGAAGAGCTGAAAGATTCAATTAACAATACGAAGGTGATTTAATGAATATTGAACAAGCAAAGGCTTTGAAAGTTGGGGATGTTGTTGTTTTCGCTGGCGAGTCAGGCAGCTGCTTCACAAAAGATGGTAGCTACAAGATATCAGCGCTAGATGGCGAGGTTGGTGTTATTGACGACAAAGGTGGCGTGCATCGGTCAGGTTACGGCTACCTAGTCGGTAAATTCGAACTCAAACAACCAACAAACCTAGAATGGATACCATTTGACGCTGACCGCATGGGTGAGGCTGTTGGGTATCGGCATGCGAACAGCGGTAAGGCGCTAGCTGAGGTTACGCTATTTAGTCGTGGGCATCTCCCATTGAAAGCGGTAAATGGTGATGAGCTTGATGATTACAAAAGAGATACCGAATATGTACAAATGCAAGTCCCAGTAACGGTTAAGTATCCGTGTTTGGTTCGCAGTGGTGATGGTGATATATGCTTAATGAGATACAGCGGTCACGCACCATACGATAGATACACACCACTAACAAAGCAAGAAGTGCTAGACTATTTATCGCTCAATTAGCCATCTGGACGTTTAGATGTTTAGACGTCTAGACGTCTCCGTTGACAACTTTTGAGTACATTTTTTAACCACTTGTAAACCAATCGAGGTAAATATGAGCGTAGCACTTAAAGAGCTTTTAATAGCTAGAAACATGATGAACGCACAGCTAGAGCGCCTAAACCGGGCAATTGACGCGGCAATTAAAGAAATGCGCGATGATGATATGCGTATTAATGAGTCGCAATACACGCTAGAAGAGATGATTGAAAAAATAAATGAAGAATATTAAATAAAGTGTTGACACTTAGTTAGGGGTTAGGTAGTATAGGCCTACTGAAACGAAACGGAATAAACCCATGAAAGAATCAGAAATTATAAGCAATGTAATATCGAAAATTAAAAAGCAGATTGGCTTTGAGCTTACTCCTTGTGATTGCTTTAGTGGGCTACAGTTGTATAATAATAGAGTGTTTTTAAATGTGGTTACGAACACCCCGGTATTTAACTCATCGTGCTACAACGCTTTAATAAAAGCGTCTGGCGATGGGAAGTTTATAGAGCTGGTTGAACCTAACGGTCACAGGAGATTGGCAATCTTTTTTGATATTAATCAAATAAAGTGTTGACACTACAACCAAGCCGTATTAATATGGCTACATCAAGCAAGCAATAATGCGGGCTTTAATTAAGGAATACCATGACAACACTAACAATCCAAATAGCAGCGGCATTATTAACCGGGCTTGTAATATTTATCGCGGTAATCCTTGCATTTAAGCGCAAAGATGATAAGTTAAAGCCTCAAGAATATAAATTTAGGAGAGTGAAATGATTAAATCAACAGAAGCAGCGGCAGTAAAGGGTAGTGAGTATCCGAAGTTAATGATTGGTGTCGGGGTTGTCGGTATTGTATTGTTTTCTAAGCCCGGGTGTGGCACCGTGATTAGGAGTGGCTGCCATAGCGTGGGGTATTCCGAGACAAAGTGGAACATGGACTGCTTCGAGGACTACACCGGAAAAATAACACTGGAGAATGACAATGATTAACGAATACGAGTACGAGGTTGCGGCTGTCAACATGCCAGAGTACGAAATGGGCGAGATAACAACGGTGCGCGTTCACGACAATGTTGATGACGCGACGAAGCAGTGCGACGATCTAAATGATGATGATGATAGTGAATACCACTACTGGCTGTACTATGTCGTTATCGTTAACAAAAAGGAAAATAAAAATGATTAATTTAAAAGGTTCGGAAGTTGGTGATAGGTTTTTGAATGGTGAAGGTAACGAGACCGAGTTAATAGCAAGGCACGGGTTTTATTATGTGTTTGCTGCTGACGGGCGTCTGCCATCCGTACATCTTAACGATGGCTCAAACTGTGGTGGCAGGCCTGAATTAAACATCATATCAAAAGTAAACCCTCGCCCGTGGCTTGATGATATGCCTGACGCTGGTATTTTTACTGATGATGTTAAGTGGTTGTCTTATGATGAGGACGAGTGCGTGTGGTACGCGTACACCGCCAAGCCAGAAATTCACGATGGCGAAGAGTATTTCACCGTCAAGCATGGTGACTATTCGTTATTGTCACTTGTGCGTATGCCAACCCTAACGCAAGACCAATGGCGCGACAGCCTAATATCTATCGAAGAGTTGCGCGAATATCAACAGGGAAAGCAAATTCCTGCTGTTACCGAGCGAGTGCGTGTGACAGAAGATAATCGTAATAACATCGAGGTTGGCGACACGATTAATATTGAGCAGTTTAGTGCCGATGACGATTATGATGACAAAGAGCTGCGTAAGGGCGTTGATTACGTAGTTAGCCTTAGTGATGGCCTAGTGGATTGCGGTGTGAGAATTAACGATTGTCGTCCATACCTAACCCAAGGCAACGCAATCGTATGGTGGACTAAGAAATGAAAACAGTAACAAGAGATGTTTATATAAAAGAATTCGAAACCATGCCGTACAGGTGGAGACTTCATTATTTATGGGCTAACGAGGTGTCTATTGGTTTTCCTGACGTTAACCTCAACCCCCTAAGGTGGTGCTTGCTAGACTTGATTAAAGTGGCGTACGTACCAGTGCTGTATCTGGCTATAGTTCCTACGGTCGGGATTGTAAGCTTAATTAAGGCGCATAAGTTAAAGTCAAGATACATTGGTTGCGAATACTACAAGTCGATATTTAAGTCAAAATGCCGAGTGCTGAAATAACAATCCAAAGCCTGTTTAATAAATAAACAACCAACAGGCTGTAATTAAAGTTGACATACCCACCCTGCTAGCGTAAGGTGGGCATTCGTATCAATAAGTGTGGAGTTTTAGTATTTATTGGTGGTATAAAGTGTGGAGGGTGTTAAGATGACCGATGCAAAACTATGGAAGATTATCGTCGATGACCTTGCTAATGCCCTACGAAACTGGGACGACGAGCCTAAGGAGTTGTGCCTATTACTGGCTAACAACGCCCTTGATTGCTCAAAAAACAAACCAACACAATTAGCTGTAGTGACTAAGTATATTATTAATGGGGAAGATAATGAACAAAATTAAAATGAGCGATGTGTTTGAGAATGCGGTAGACTTAAGGCTTTCCGAGAGAGGACATATCTACTGTAGATACAATGAGATGACCGAGGAAGCACTGGAGTATACAGAGGATGCTATCAACGCATACGATGCTAACCAAGAGCGCATTAAAGAGCTTGAGGCTATGCTTGGTAGTGTGTCGCGTGAGCTGCATATGGCTATTGATGAGATTAACAGCAAAAGGCTAAATCGCGTCACTCCGCAAATGGAAACACCGCCGGATTTATGGGATATGGAAACGCTACATGATATTCAGGTCTTGCTGAATAGAGGAAACAACAATGATTAAGCCAACAATGAGTCACGTTCTAAAAAAAGAACAACTAAACGAGTTACTGGTTGAGTATTACGAAAAGTTAGAGGTGGAGCTAGAGGGCAGGGTTAATGAGCTTGAGCTTGCGTTAACCGAGCTAATCGATGTGGCATCAGAGTGCGATTCGTGGGAATCATTTCCCGTTCATGAGCTGTATTTAGCCGGAAGGGTACTAAACAATGAAACAACCTAAACCAAAAGTGGGGCAGATTTGGGGTCGCAGAGGTGTACGCAAGACCGTGACGTCAACTGGCCATGGTAAGGCTGACCTAGACGGCGACTACCTTACCAGAATATCAGACCTTCTGACCACTTGGAAATTCATCCCACAAAACGATTTAGAATTCGCGGCGGTTAACCTTGACGAGTGGATTTTTGGTAATGGGCGCATGCACGTAAGCAAGGAGATGATGATAACATGTCACAATCCGTCAAGAGGGATTAGCGAGCGCCAATGGCAAAGCATGCGCTACGAATTAGGGCTTGATGATAAGCCGCATGTTAGGGCTAGTGAGTTCGCAAATAAATTAAATAATAAAGAGGTGACAAAATGAGCGAGCAGGAGGAAATGATAGTTCATATTGGGCGACTGTGTGGGCTAAAGAATCTGTATGAGGCTTTGTCATGGATTCGCGACCAAGACGGATACAAAAACAAGACCGTAAGGTATATCGTTTACTGCGATGACAGCGAGGAAGTAGACAGATAATAGCACCAAAATAAATTAAATAATCGTTGACACACAAACCCATCCGTAATACGATGGGTTTTTTATTGGAGAATAATATGACAGCAACATATAACGAATTAGTAACACTTGACATCTGCGACGAGACATTAGATTGTTTTGTATCGTACTGGTATTATCCAGAAGAAGCTGCGGACGAATTTAACGCGTACAGGCCGGAAGAGTACGACCTTAATTATTTATATACGGTGGTCGATAATGAGGATGTCGACATTAGCGACCTGTTGAATTTACCGCTGGTGCGTAATGATATCCGTGGGCAGATTAAGGATAATGAAAATGATAAATAGAACACACCTGCCAAGACTGCCAGTTGTCGGTGATATCGCTGCAATGTCAAATGGAGAGCACCTGCTAGTGGAGTCTGTCGCTAGCGGTATCATTAAGGGTACTACGTCCACTGACGATTGCGCGTCGTTCGATTTATTCGGCAACCAACTTGACCATCGAGGCGTACCTAGCGGCGAGTTGTCGTGCTTCGTTGGTATATATTGCGACAACGACTTTGATAATATGCCTTGGATTAATGAGATGCCAGACATGAGAATATTTAATCGTAACTCAATTAAATTCCTGTGCTTCTTAGATTGTCACTGGGAGGTTCAGCCGTGTATGCCAGCAAAATCACATGACGGTAAAGTGTACTACAGGTACCCTGTGCCATTTTTTAGTACTGACATCGCGTGGATATTAAATTTTCCAGCGCCCCACACTAGTCAGGTCATCATACACATCGACTCACTACTAAAATATCAGGAGTCAAAACGATGAGTAAGCGCAAGAAGTACAGCCCGAGGCTAGCGAAAGAGCGTGCAATGCAGGGGTTACTAAAAGATTACGTCATGTGTGCTATCGGCAGCGAGCCTATTAGAGTGTTAGATTTATCCACTGGTGGCTTTGTAGCGACAACTCCATCACTAGTAGAGGCATTCTATCGATGTAACTATAAATGGTCTTACGTTGCCGCTGTGCACGGTTATATCAAGTCAGCAAAAGAGAAGTTTATCAAGGTTCACCAAGAGTCTAAAGGCGAGCTAAAAAGCATCATTAATATAGCTAATGAATTCGAATTGATACACGACAAACTCAAGCAAGGCGCTGGCATAAATATCGTTAACACTGGCTGGATTGCATCACCGTACGGATACGACATCGCTGATATGAATAATGGTGATTTCGTCATGGATTTGTTCGAGCAAATGGGCGCTTGGGAAAATAATTAAATTAAATGTTGACGCCATGATTTAGGTATGTAATTATGGTGTCACTTAATAAGGGAAAGGAAAGGAAAATGAAGGTATATGTAACGAACAAGTTAAATGGAAAGACTGAACTAATAATCCTACCGTGCAAGCCTACCGTGGGAGACCACATGCCAGTAAGCTACATGAGCGAGAAGGTTGTTAGTGTGTTATTTTTAACGCCGATGGTGGCTAAGGAGATGAACGTTGCTGGCCTCGACTTTTGCGACATCTTAGTTGAAACAGAATAAGCAACAAATTAAAAGGAAAAGAAGATGAATAAAAAACTAAACCTAGCAGTAGCCAAACGTGGCATTGCACTTGATGAAAGTTTTGAGCTTGATATGAGGAGCTTTTGCGGTAGTGAGGAAGGCATGCCAAAGACTAATGCTTGCGGCACATCATTTTGTTTCGCTGGCTATTTAGCTGCGCTAGATGGGCACCCAGAGGAGTTTATTTATGGCGCGGATATCTTCATGTATGAAAGGTATTCAGTAGGCCTTCTTGGTGTGAGTGATTCTTGTGATGACCCGTGGGCATTCTTTTTTGAATATAATTGGCCTAGTACCTTCAAAGACCTAAAAGAACGATGCCAATACGTTATTGATAATAATGGTGCGATACCAGAAGAATTTAACTCACGAGAAAACACTTGGAGTAACAAATAATGAAACTATGTAAAGACCTAGCGCTAAAGGCGTTAAAGCAAGAGCGGCAACATCAGTTCGAATTGGCAGAAGAATCATACGTACAGGCGCTTGGCGCGGCTATAACAGCCAAAAATAAAGCCATAAAGTCTCTGTGCGAAAACCGTTACGCATACGTTAGACAGTGGTGTAAGTAATGGAAGTGTCACGCTCTAGCGGTGGCTGTATGCAATGGCGAAATCAGCAAACGGTTGATGCTATTGCGTGGCATATCGATAATGACCTAAGCTTCTCGATGAATTCTCTGGCTGTGTTGGTCGGTCAGAGCGAGAATAGTGTCAGGGGCACACTTAGTCGCAATATGGATTTGTACGGCGGTATACTTGATGAATTGAGGGTCAAATGCAACCTGTCACAGCAAGAGGTTGCGGATATTATATCGCCAACACTTACAGCAAAACAAATTGCATCATACGCGGGCTGTACATTGAATCATGTGTATAAGATTGCGGTAAAGTTTAATAAGAAATACAAGGGAGCATGGGAATAATGTTTGTAATGAAAAGGGGCGGCAAGGGCAAGTTTATCGATTGGCTTAATCCGGTAACAATCAAGTACGCAAAAGAATGTATCGACAAGGCAAGTACTTACGATGACCTGTGTCGCATGTGGGACAAGAAAATATCGTTTGTTAAATATCGTGTTGCGCGTGACTTTCCAGCTGAGTATTGCAAATTCGTTCGTACGCCTGCAATTTCTACCGCACGACTAGGTCGCATGGTTCGTGAATGTGGCACCATCGAAGAGCTAGTAACTGAATTTGGCGTGTGCAAGCATCGCGTTATGGCTAGAGTTAATAGCGACTTCCCGCAGTTTTCGGAAAAGTTCAATTCAGGGCGCCGAAGCTCAGTATTAAAAAGAGCAGATAAAGTGCTTGCACTGGTCGGAAAAATGTCTTACGATGCTATTGGTGAGGCGTTAGACCTTAGCGTCTCACAGGTAAAATACACAATTAAACTATCAAAGGGGAAATAATATGATTAAGCTAGATAAATACGCGATAACATCGGACGCGCACCAATACAAGTTGCATGAAGTGTCTATCGCTGGTGATGACGCAAAGATTCCGGGTGAAGAAAAGCTGTGCAATACCACGTACCATATGACAATTGAAGGGCTGATCTCTGCTCTAGCAAGTCGCGAATGTCTAGATGCTGTCCGTGAGTGTGAGTCGCTATTGGAGGCTCGCTGCATGGCAGTAAGTAGGATGGCGGCGCTCGAAACCAAAATTAAACTGGCACTAGGAGAATAACATGCGCGGTAAAGATAATAAATTAACATTAGAAAACACTAAAGATGCGAGTGACTTACATTGGTGCTTTCATCGCAGGAAATTCGCAATGTTTTCACGTAAAAATATGACTATCACGTGGGGCGATAGGGATGTCAATGATATCAATGAGTGTGAGATTGATAATTTTTCAGACCTAAACCTAGACGACCAATCCAGTCGCGGCTACCCAACGCTTGACTGGTTTTGGAAGGCAGGGCATAAGTTTGAGGGCGGTGATAAGTTTATTGGCGTTAGTGGCGAGCTATTTTTAATCGAGGCGACCGATGGCGATGACTTTAATGACGCCGATGACAGAAATAACAAAAAACGCTACGTAACAAAAACCGCTAAATTCACGGAGCTTGAGCTTGTCGAAATGGCGCGTAATGAATATGTGAGTAAGCGTGTCGCTGCGGTCGCAGTGTCGATTGCTGACCACCCGTTGCATGATGAGGTAATCGGTAGAATTAAAAGTGGCGATATTACATTTTCGTCTCCGCTGACAGCTATTGAATGGCCTACCAATAACCGTATCGATGCTATCGGTCAAAACGGTAATAATGGCGAGCATTACACATTCTCAGTCGGTGAGAAGGGTTGCGAATGGTCATGCGAGGGTACAACCGAAACCCCAAGCGAAAGAACCAAACTAATTGACATGAAGGTTTTTTCTGGCTACTCTCATGAAGAAGCAGAAGCCGAGGCTGCCGCATTTAAAGACGTTTTCAACTCAATGCCATCAGGCTCGATAAAGATTGAAACGATAAAACCAATCTTCACACAAGAAATGAAAGACAATGGCGAGTTACCGCCAGTTGGTACGATGTGTAGAATCGATGGCTGGGGCGATTCGGAATGGGAAGGCAAGGAGGTAAAGGTGTATTCTCACGACGTATCATCAAATGATAACGTTGTGCTGGCTGGGTCGGAGATATGTAGCGGTGGCGTAACGGCTGTCGAATGGCACATTAAGTACCTTAAGCCAATAAGAGCAAGCCTCAAGGACACAATGCTATCATTGGTACGTGGAACGCTACCGGGTGAAAGTGTAGTTGAAAAGCTGTTAGAATCACCGATACTAGATATTAAATTGAAGGGGCAATAATGACAGGGTATTACGAAAGTAAAGCAGGACAATGTTACGAAGAAGCACGAAAAGCTAACGAGTTACTGGCTTAACGAAGCGTCTAACTACGAAAAAGAAATCAAGAGGAACAAAAGATGATTACAGCATTAATATTATTATTACTATACATTATCGGCTCATGCGCACTGGTGGCGTGGATTCTGTACAGGTACCCGCGCGGTAAATCTATCTGGCTTAACGTGACGCTCGCCCCCGTAGTGCTACCTTACTCAGTGGCGCTTGCATTCTATGATACAATTAAGTCCCACTCAAAAGAGGATAGATTGATGGCAGATAAACGCGGCGACGGCACAACCAGACCACCACCGGATAAGCCATAATATGCGGTTGCTTTTAATTTTAATTGCCAGTTTAACCGCTGGCTTTTTTGTGTCCTCACCCGCAATGGATTACGTACATGAGTACCTGTACGGATTAGCCAATACGGTCGCAGCATTCACATACATTGCCACCTCGATAGCCTGTTTGCTAATCATTCCGAGAAGAGGGTTACAACGAGTTTTCGCATTGCTACTATGCCTATCAATGTCAGTATCAGGCATATTCAATGCTATAATGATTCATCCTGATATGTATTACTTATTAGTGGACATAAAACAAAACAATATGTTGAGCTGGAAAAACATATACTTCTCAATCGAGATAGCGTCAGCAATGGTGGTGATAACAAATGGACTTTTTTATCTCGTTTCTAGCGTTTGCGTTTGCGTTTATTGGTGTTGTGGTATCATACGTGATAGTACTTTTGATAATCCAGACGGTAAAATATGAGCGACGAACAAACGATAGCCAGTTTCATAGCGGTTCAGACGCAGGCAAACGAAAATAGCGACAGGCGCATGGAAAAGATGGAGTCGACCCTAGATAAAATCGCAGAGTCAATGGCAACTAGTGAGTCAATGCGTATTGAGCTTAATCAGCTAGATAAACGAGTGATAAAATGCGAGTCCAAAACAGACGAGCATGACGAGGCAATTATGCGTAACTCATTTACCACTGATAGCGTTAACGAAATGCGTAAAAGTGTACGCACCCTAGCGGTCAGTTTTGTTGGTGGTTTGCTGTTGATGTTTGCCGCCGACATGTACCAAACAACGACCCAAGAAGCAAAGACCAACCAACTTCTAGAAAAGATTGTTGAATCCCAAAAAAAATAACTGGCAGCTAGTAAGCAGCAGTTTTCGCCACCTTAGGGTGGTTTTTTTGTGTTTAATTTAAATAAGGTGTTGACAAGTGGTGTGCGTGTGATATTGTAGGCACTCAATTAATCAAAAGGAAATAAAATGAATGAAATTAACGCTTACGGTATCGCTTTTATTGTCGGTATCCTTCTCTCTACTTGCTGGTTCGCTACTTACCTTCTTGGCTGGTACGTTCAGTGGCTTTGGTCTTGGATTGATGATTCGAAGGTTGGCAGGGTTAGCGCGGTAAACAGTTACGTATTCGGGAAACTGTTCGGGTACGAGGAGAGCGATTCAAGAGCTTGGAATTACAAAGAAAGATGCGGACTCTACTACTCAGATGGCATAGTAGCATTCTTTATGGTTGCGTTTTCATTGCTTTTCCTCCCACTTTTAGTGGTCGCCGCCTCTGATTTTTATCACGTAACGATTACTGTACTGGTTGCGGCGGCGGTGGCTTGGGTGGCAAGGTTCTCGCGCAGACATAAAAAGCTATTCGATAAGCACGTTAATGACAAAGAAGCGCACTAATTCACAAGCCCCTTAATCGGGGCTTTTTATTGTCATGATATAATGCCCTATTAGCCGGAGTCCGGCACAGTCAAATAATAGGGTCTATTAATGGCAGATGGAAAAGTAATATCTCGCGAAGACAATCCGGAAGGCGAGACTAAGCACGTAAATCAAAAGTACGACGCAACATATCATCCCGAGCATTACGCTAACTACGCCGTTATCGGTTGTAGCCATCCTGAGATTGCAGCATTTTTTGGCATAGACAAGTCAACCCTTGGCGGTTGGATTGATCGATACCCGGCAATGTCACGCGCAAAGAATGAAGTTAATATCAACCTAACCTCAATGTGTCATCGCTCGTTAGTTAAGCGCGCGAAAGGCTACGGCTTCAAAGAGACCAAAACAGTTAGAGAAAACGGCGAAGTCGCACGCGTAGAAGTCATGGAAAAGCAAATCATGCCAGATGTTGCGGCTGCTAAGTTCTTGATATCTAAGCATTCACCTGAAATGTGGGGCGAGAAAGAAGTAGAGGGCGACAACCAAACTATCGGCAAGATTGAGATTGAGGTTGTGACCAGTGCGAACGGTTAAGATAAGGCCTACGCAGCCACAAGCAGACTTCCATGCGCTGACCTGTAAGCACCCCGCTTTTGTTGGCGGGTTTGGTACAGGTAAATCAGAGACGATGGCTAACCAAGCCTTCATGGACGCGTGCTCATCATCCAACGCGCTTATCGGGCTGTATGAGCCTACTTATGATTTGGTGCGCTTAATCATGGCTCCACGGATGGAGGAGAAACTACAGCAGTACGGCATTCGCTACAAGTACAACAAATCCGAGAACATCATCTATACCAGCAACGGTCAGATGGGTGATTTCATTTTACGTACGCTAGATAATCCGGCTCGAATCATTGGTTATCAAACGTACCGTGCGCACGTTGATGAATTGGATACGCTCAAGGAAGAGAAGGCGTTAGATGCGTGGATAAAGATTATAGCGCGTAACAGACAATCACCGGAAGGTATCGACAATCCATTTAACCGCGTGTCAGTTTACACTACGCCGGAAGGGTTTAAGTTCGTATACAAATACTGGAAGAAGACGCCCAAAGCTGGTTATGAAATGATTCAGGCTAGCACACTGTCTAATCCATTTTTGCCTAGTGATTACGTCGATACGTTACGCACCACTTACCCATCAAACCTCATTGACGCGTATATCAATGGTGAATTTACCAATCTGACCAGCGGTATCGTGTATCACCAGTTTGACCGCAAGCTAAACAAGTCTACAGAAGTAATCGAAGGTAGCGACGTACTGCATATAGGTATGGATTTTAACGTTGGTAAGATGTCAGCGGTAACACACGTCCAGCGAGGCGGTGAGGCTCATGCGGTTGATGAGATAATGGGTGCGTTTGATACACCGGAAATGATACGACTAATTCAGGACAAATACTGGAAGTACGACGTCGCTACAGGTCGATATATTCAGAAGTTTAAAATATACGTTTATCCAGATTCTAGTGGCAACAACAGAAAGTCTGTTAATGCAAGTGAGACAGACTTGACACTACTTCGTAATGCTGGGTTCAGGGTTGTTGTGGATAAATCAAACCCTAGAGTTAGGGATAGAATAAACGCGGTAAACGCCATGTTTTGCAATGCTGATGGGTTACGTAGGTATCTAGTTAATCCTGATAAGTGCCCATTAACAGTAGAAGCATTTGAGCAGCAAGCGTATAACAAAAATGGCGAGCCGGACAAGACAAGCGACACCGACCATCCTATCGATGCGTGTGGTTATTTTATCGCCAAGAAATATCCATTAATTAAACCAGCAACGGTTTTACCATCATTCAATCAGTGGGGTTAGTAATATGAGTTTTTGGGGTAGGTTATTTGGTAGCGACAAGGCGCTTGACGGCGTTGTGAGCGGTGTTACCAATGGTATTGATAAATTATTCTATACCGATGAAGAAAAGGCTGAGGATGGCGCCAAGGCGAAGGCTCAGGCCGCTAGCTTCCTTATCGGATGGATGGAGTCAACCAAGGGTCAGAATTTAGCTAGGCGCTTTCTTGCGCTTATGATTACGGCTGTCTGGTTGATTCAATACTTGATTGCTAAGGGTTTATTGATAGCTGCCGTATGGGTCGAGAATCCAGAACAGCTAATGGCAAGTGCTGCGGTCATAAGTGCCGATGCGCAATCAATGACAGGTGCCATGATGTTGATACTAGGATTCTATTTTGCGGCTCCGCATATGGGTAGCATTGCCAAGGTTGCATTAACTAGATTCGGTGGCAATCAGGATAAGCCAATTAAATAGTTGACATATCACACGGACGTGATAAGCTGGTTTTTTAATTGGAGATTAATATGACACTACAAGAAAAGAAAGCCAAGCTAGAGGATGATGTTAAGCAGTTGGTGACTGCATTTCATGACGACACCGGGCTAACCGCCACCGACTTTAAAATAGAAACAGATTTCGCGCTAATGGTTGATTTGATGGCTGAACCAACCCCGGTGTCGACTTGGGGCTTTCACTGCACGGTTACTGCCGAGGTTAAGCTATGAAGTGTTCAGCGGCATCATTATTGATAGCTGCCGGGTTGCTTGTCCCGTACGCGCTCACAGTGGATGACTATTTCGGTTTGATTAGCAATATGTTTGTCGCCGTGTCATTTATCTGTAAATCAATAGAGGACAAGAAATGAATAAGCTAGAAGCATTAGACGTACAAGTAGACACTCTACAACAATTAATCGATATCTCAGAGGGTGGTAGCGAAGTGGTCGCTTGGCTGGAAAGGAGTATAATCACAGCTAAAGCCAACTTCATCCTTGAGCATGTTTCGGAAAGAGAAGAGCTTGATGATATTGTCAGAATGATTAAGGAGAAAAGTCAATGAGTGACGAGATAGGGTACGTAATGAATGACAGAGAAGTTCAAGGTGTTTACTCTCATGAATTAGCCGCAGTGGTGGGTGACGGCGGCGTGTATATCGGAAGAAAGGAATCCGACAACGAAATAAGAAACGCCGTAAAGATTAGCGCAGACAGCATGAATGAGTTCTGTTTAATGTGGCTGCTCATATTCGATCCAGATGTAATCAAGGGGGAGCTATGAGATTGAACTTAACAACGAAAGAGTTAAGCGAAGAAGACTGGGGCTTGATGTCCTAAACAAACATAATGCTATAATAGCCCTATATAAACAATAGGGCTTTTTTATGGCTACTCCAAACGAAGATACCATCATTGAATCACTTGTACGCCGCGAGGTGTATTTGTCACGATTCGCGTCACAGCTTATCAATCAACACATTGGCGTACCATACAATGAGTTCGCAAAATCCCTACCTGCAATTATCGAAGAGTTTGGCAACCTACAGCAACTAAATCAATCCGAACGCAACGCTATTCGTGCGCGTATCCGTGAGTCAATCAAAGCGCTAATGCAGCCAGAATTTGAGTTGATTACACAGCAAATGCAACACATGACCGCGCTAGACGTTGCCCACGTTAACGACATTTACGATGATTTCCTAGGCGCATCATTTGCTATTCCAGAAGACAAGACGCTGATAGGTTATGCTAACGCCGCGACAATGGTACTATCAAGTGGTGCTAGCTCTAGGTCGGGCGTGTGGGCTGATTTCGTGCGCAACAATATCGATTCAACTAGTCGCGCGATAATAGGCCAGATTGACGCTGGTTACGGCGCAGGACTAACAAACCAAGAGATTACGCGCAACATTCGCGGCACGTACAATCGCAGCACAAAAACATACAGCGGCGGCATACTTGACGGCGTAACAAAGAATCAGGCGTCTACACTAGTACGCACTGGCGTTAGTCATTATTCAAACTCAGCTCGCGATAGAATGTATCAAGCTAATAAAGACATTGCAGAAACGCGTATTTTTTATGCAGTGATGGATAACCGTACAACTAAAACGTGCATGAGATTTAACCTGCAAGAGTGGGATTTAGACGAAAAGAATTACCCGCGCATACCGTTGCACATGAACTGCCGTAGCGTTTATTTGATTAGACTAAAAGGCATCGACCCGCTACATGGAACAAAACCAGCCACACAAGGCACGTCTGACAAATACGATTACTCGACTAAGCGTAAAGGCAATAAAGACGAGCGTTACGGTGTGCAAAAGGTGCGTTCAGATATGGCTAGTGATGAATTTTTACGTATGCAGCCTAGGGCGTTTGTGGAGTCGAGCTTGGGTGTTACTGGCGCTAGATTGTTTCTAGACGGGAAGCTGCATATCAGTAAGTTTACTGACATAACAGGCCGACCACTGACGCTCGATGAGTTGCGCGAAAGTGGTATTGCCGATAAGGCGTTTAGGGTTATTGATGGCTAATCATTTTACGTATTGCGTCGTTAGCTATCTGCATTGACATGCCGACATGCTCATCATTCCCACCATTCCAAGGCTTATCGTCCATGATGAGCTTTGTGAATTCGCTTCTGTAGTACGCGCCATCGATGCCAACCGCGAATAGTATTGACAGCGAATTAAGTTCAGCTTCAACAACCTCACCAGTCGCGGTGATTACATATTTACATCCTTTAAATGTTTTCATAATACCATCCATAGAAACGTGATGGCTAGAATAAACATAATAAAATCACCGACGTAATCCTTGTTAATTTTCATCCTGCCACCTCTGTATGTGTTAATAAAGTAACGCCAGCATAGTAACGCTAAATACTAGCGCCAATGCGAACGTTTGCACCCATTGCTTTGAGTTGCGACTCATGGTAAGTAACCCGCGACATCAAATACCATTTTGTAAGGCTTACCGTTTATTGTGGTAACCTCGTTAAAGTGACCTTGTGATGGCGTATATATCTTGTGGTCGATTACCAATCCGTTAACTTTTACCCAGCGGTCAACCTGCTGCCGAGCCTTATTAATCATTCGAGCTAATGCTGCTTTACTGCCGTAACTTGTACCGACCAGTTCGTCTGCGTATTCTTTGATTGTTTGTTGTTTATTTACCATTGTAACCACCCCGGTAGTTTTGATTTTAATTTTTTTGACGCCTTCGCTGCTAGCTCTCGCTCCTTGTCGCAAAGCTCCATCATTTCTTCTATTCCTTTATCTGCGGCACTTTTAGCGTCTTGCTCGCGTTTTTCTGACGCCCACTTTAGTTCAGATTGACGCTTTTGAATTTCATCCAGACTATCACCTAAGCTAGCTATAGATACATTATGATTAAAGGTGCAGTCTCTCAGTCTTTGACTCGCTTCGCGCTCTGAAAGGCCATTATCACCGCGTGGCGGCATTAGGAATACATCGGTTATATCCTTAATGTACACGTACTCAAAAGTAAGGTTGTACGCGCCTGCAATAACCAGTTCTTTTAATTCCTCAATCTCTCTATTCATTGAGTCATACGTTGCCTTGTTCAGTGTTACCGTTTCGTTACCCATTATTAAAATCCTGTTTAAATCGTTTAATGTCATCTAGTTCATCATTACTGACCGATGCGCTCAATTTCCATGCACCGTTATCGCTACGGTATTCAGCGTAATTGTGATTAGCTGATTTGCGGTATTGGGTGCGGCTTAGATTGTTTGTGTAAATCATTTTTGTTTCTCCAGTAGTGCCTTAGCTCGATTAAGAACCATAAGCGCGCCGTTAATGTTTAGTGCGTTTGCAGGGCTCTCGGTGTGACCTTTTAATTGGTTAGCAGCGAAGCAGCATGCAACGACATTACCATCGACATAACCCTTACTGTTGTCCACTCGGTCGATAGTGATGTCGGTCTGTGCTTGTGCCCCCTTACCGCTTCTCGTCATTTTAATGTCGGTATACGCACAAAACTTTTGCAATATCAAGTTTTTATACTCGTCAAAACTCAACTTAAAGGAGTGACCAGCCGCTGATGCGTTATCGGCCTTTTGGCAGTATTTGTGCGCGATAGCGATATCCGACAGGTCATTGTTTAGCTCTGGCATTTTTAGCGCTACCACCTTCTTTTCCTGTTTCGGTTTAGCTGCCGCAATGATTTTTAGCGCGGTTCTTTCCGACACTGAGCCGTTAGCTATATTACATATCGTTGGCGCGCTGAGGCCAACCAAGGCCTCTATCTCGGCTAAGCTCATCGTCTTTCGCATATCGGCCACCGCAGCCATGATTACTTCTTTTTTATGTGACACCAATGTTCCTGTATGTTTCATTTTTATTCTCCTTCGTTTTAGATGTAACCATATTAACAGCTCACAATATTATGTCAACACTTAATAATGATATAATTACCTAAACTTAATCAGGGCTTATCACATGACACACGCAGTTATGCACGTAAAACACGTGCAGTACACAGAAAACGAAGACGAATTATTAAAAATACGTGACGCTGTAGGTGGTGAGCACAAAGTAAAGAATAGTGTTAATTCATTAATTTACCTACCGCACCCTAGTGATACCGATACCACAAGCGAAGGCGCAATTACTAGGTATAATCGATTCAAGGCGCGTGCTGAATTTGACGAGGTAGCAGGCGCAACACTAATTAGCTTAGGTGGTGCAATGTGGCAAACGCCCGCTATTACTGATGACCTACCGAGCGAAATTGAATATCTAATGTACAATTCCGATGGTGCCAACACAACACTGTCAGAGTCCATGAGAGCTACAGCCTATCAGGTTATGCAAATGGGTAGCCACTTCCTTTTAGCTGACTACGATGGCGCACAGGCTTATATTAGGCACTACCCGCGTGAGTCTGTATTCGATTGGGATTACGAGATGATTAACGGCATCAAGCAGCTATCATACGCAAAACTAATCGAGCATACGTCGCACGTAAATAAGCAAACGCTAGCACGTGAGTCACGCTCAACTGCGCTAATTCTTGGTCTTGACGAAAACGGCCACTACTATCAACAGCAAATTACTATTGATAGCGACGGCATCGAGCAGAGGAGCGAAATGGTTTACCCTGAATACAAAGGCGCGCCGATGATGCATATCCCGCACTACATCGTTACAGACCGTCCATATTGTTCTAGTGAAATGCCACTTAACTATGGTGTTATTCACCCTATCGTACTAAAAACAATCTCACGCTACCAAGTTAACGCTGACTTAAAGGAAGTGCTACATCGTGATGCACAACCAACTCCTGTAACTACGGGTTGGGATAGTGACGACATGATAGACGCGTACAAGAAGATGAATGGCGGCACCATGGCTATCAAGCTTGGCTCAAGTGGTGGTATTAATCTACCCGCTGGCGTTACGGCTAGCTACCTAGAAAACAAAGCTGACAACTCGTATTATTTCAAATACCTAGAAGCTAACCAGAAAGAGATTAAAGCTTTCGGCGGCTCGTTTGATACCAGTGAGGCAACGGAGGAGGCAGTAGGTACAACTAAAATTAAATCAGCAGAGCAGTTACGCGCATTGGTCAATATCGCCAACTCTATCGAAGAGGGCTATAAAATGCTAATCGATATCTGCTTTGGGTTTATGTCCACATCAAATAAAGAACCTGAATATGAGCTAGTAATCAATAAAGAATTCAACCAAAGTAAGTTAGACCCTGAGGAGCGTAAGGCTATCGCCAATGACGTCACCACAACGTTAATATCAAAGCAAGAGGGCTTGAGACAGATGCGTGACGGAGGAATACTAAAAGAAGAGGTTGATGTAATACTGGCTGAGCTCGAAATGTAATTGGTCAAAATAACCACTAATTAGTTGTATGCTATAATAGACACTTACAACATACATGCAACTAGTTAGGGTCTAACACATGCAACTACAATACAGCAACGAAGCGGACGTTCCGCAAGAAGCTAAAGATTCATTCGTACCATTCGAGCAAGGCGGCGCAACCGTTTTTATGCACAAAGATTTAGCAGAGCAGACAAAAGCGACTTATCGCAATCAAGGTCAACTCACTGAATTAAGTAAAAAGTTTGATAGTTTTCAAGCTGACGCCAATGAAAAAGCATCGCAAGCACAAGCGCTAGCAGAAGCAAAAGCGGCAGACGACTTGGAAGCTGAACGCGAACGATTGAAAGCATCGAACAACACAAGCGCATTAAACAAACTTGAGCAAGAAATCAAAGAAGCTGAGCATCAAAAAGTTTTAGATTCATTAGCAGCTAAAGACGATGAGCTAAGCGGCTTACGCAAGTCAATCACTGATGCAAAAATCGGTGAAATGGCGTCACAACTAGCAGGTGCATTCGCTAGTGATGAAGCACGAGCAGCGGCAGAAATCTTGTTACGACAACGTATTGTAGAGGCAGATGGACAATTTGCAATGACTGACGCCAGTGGCGCAGCAGTTGCATTTAATCTAGAAGCAAACACAGAAATGCTGAAAGGGGAGTCCCTATTTGCAGCGCTAGCCAAAAAGCCACAATCCAAAGCGGGCATTGGCGCACAAGGGGGACAACAAGGCGGTGCTGCGTTAGACCTGAACAAGCCGTGGAATGAAATGAGCAGGGCTGAAAAGACAGCTAAAATCAAGAAAAGCCACGCATCTTAATACTTAATTATAAAATACAGGAATTAAACTAATGGGCACAGCAAACATGCAAATCTTCAATAGCTTCGCTTACAGCGCTGCTACAGAAGTAATCGGTCAGCAAGTCGACCTTTTTAACGGTGCGTCAAACGGCACTATCACACTAAGCGCTGGTAGCAATATCGGTGATTATGATTACGATACGTTATTCGGCTCTATCGCTAATATCGTTATCAACCGCGACTCTGGCGCAACTGGTGATTTAACTGCTGTTGATTTAGAGCAATTACAAGAAGCTAGCGTAAAAGTTGGCGGTGGTACTGCGTTGATGCGCGTTACTCCTACGCAATTCAAGTGGATTCAAGAGGATCCTGAGCAAGCTGGTATGGCTTTCGGTGAGCAAGTTGCAGTCGGTATTATGCAATATATGCTGAACTCTGCTATCGCGTCTTACGTTGCTGCTACTAGCGCTGTAACTGATTTGGTACACGTAGCCACAAGCGGTAAGGCTTCGTTACGAGCTTTAAACGCTGGCGCTGGTAAGTTTGGAGATCGCTCTTCTGCAATCGCTGCGTGGGTTATGCACTCTACGTCTAAGACTGACATTATCGATGCCAATCTACAGAATGCAGAGCGCCTATTTGAGTTCGGTTCGGTATCAATTGTTGCTGATTCTGCGGGTCGCCCACTTATCGTTACTGATAGTCCTAGCTTGGTTGTTGTTGATGCTGTTTCGGCTGGCGTTCATCACTACCATCAATTAGGCCTTGTTCGCGGCGCTATATTACTAGAAGATAATGGTAACTACGAAGTTTATCATGACCAAGCTATCGACAAAGTTAACGTTGAGCGCACCATGAAGGCCGAGTTTGACTTCAATCTAGGCATGAAAGGTTACACGTGGGACGTTGCCAATGGTGGTCGCTCACCTAATGATGCAGCTCTAGCTACAGCCACAAACTGGGATCGCGTTGCTACTGACGTAAAAGATACCGCTGGTGTGCTAGTTACCACTCTTTAGTAGTAACAATAAATTTACATAGGGGCTATTGCAGCCCCTTTTTTATAGGTGAATATAAATGAATAACTCATTGATTGGAAAATTCAAAAGCAAGCAAAGTAAAGTTTGGTTACTAGAAATGCCCGCCAACCTAATTTACAACGAAGACGTCAAGAAACTTGCGCGTGATGCAGGGTTGAAAATTATTGATGTCAGGTTTAAGGACTCATTTGAGAAAGACTTAATCGCAACTGGCACCCCAAAGGTTACAAAGGTTGGCGAGATAGAAGAGAAGCCAAAACCAAAGCCTAAGCCAAAGCCTAAGCCAAAGGCAAGTAAAGAATCGTGATAAAATACAGGGAGCCAATTTAGGCTCCCTTTTTTTATGGAGATAAAAATATGTCAGCACAAACACAGAGATTTAAACTTTTAGACCAAACCGTAAGCGGTGCGTCTGATACGCGGTTAATTCCAATGGAGTACGCGGTATTCACATTTAACCCACCAATCCTTCGCGACGCAGGAGGCAACAAGGTAACACCAACAGGTGGTACGTTCCTCGTCCAAGGTAGCGCAACGCTACCGCCTGACGAGGTGTGGCAAACTATGGATAGCGGATTATTTAACGCTGTAGACGCATACGATCCAGACAGACCGCAGCCAAACGGATACGGCGATATAGCAGCTTATCGAGTTGTTGCTACGGGTGTTACGGGCGGCGTAACTGTTGATTACTGCGGGTTCGGTCGCATATTGCGGTAATCGTCAACCCCCTATTGTGCTATAATCTTACTCAGTCGGAGAGGGCTAAACACAATAGGGGAAAACAATCATGTCATACACTTCACTATCATCGGGGCAGTCCGCATCAACAGACCCGTTGAGCGGGCAAACCGAATCGCAAGTAGCAACGCAAATTAACAGCGCATTATCTAATTTGATATCTGATGATGAATCAGGCACTAGCACAGTAGTAGCCCACTCACAAAGGGCTGTGAACGAATTAATTAGCGAAGTGAACACCGCGATAGATAACGTAACAGTCGATAACGCCATGCTATCGACCATTTACGATCCACTAGATATTCAGTCAGACTCGTTTAATAGAATTAATCATCACGGCACCCAGTCTCAAGCGTCTGTCTCTGGATTACCTACTGAGATATCAAAAATATCATCATTGGTAACTTATATCAGTAACGAGGGGTGGCAAATAGTTGGCGGTCAAATCTCTAACGGTGGGAGTCGCAGACTGGACGTTGAGGCGACAACTTACCGCTCAATATCTTCAACTGGTGATATCACAGAGTACAATCACGCCGCAGCGTCAGACATAGATATCCTATATATGACATCTCAGGGGCAGGCGTTAACCGCTCTCGACTTAGACAACCTATCGATAGCTAAAGACCAATATCAAATATCATGGGGTTACGATGCTGCGCAGGATGGAATACTAGTAAGTATTGTGGATGCTGATTTAGTTGATACAGACGAGGCGGTTTCAGTTGAAATATATCGAGATGCCGCAACGGGTCAATTTTATGGGCTGTTGCCGCAATTCGTAGAGTCAAGCTCTACTAGCGCAGTAAATCTATCCTCCGCAAGAACAATGGTAGTACCATCGGAGTTAGACGGTATGATATACGTAGGTCGATGTATAGCTCGCGAAGACACTACGTACTGGTCTTATGTTATTAATGATGGAGAAGGCTCTAGTGGCGCGTCAGACGATGCAGTTACGTTTATCGGTGTCGCTGATACCGCAGAAGCCGAGGCGCTAACCAATCTAATCGACGGGGTAGTGGTGGGTATCGGCTCTGGTAATGACTACGAGGAGTGGAGAATAATCACCGCCGCCACAACTTGGGAGTATTCCACAAAGGAAAAGCTACATAGGGAGAGAAGTTTAGTATTCACCCCGACCGCAACAGTAGCCAGCCTATCAGCCTTAGATCCAGTAATTGGCGCGTCCGTCACGGTTAATGAGAATGGTAGGGCTTATGATTATATATTGATGTCGGATTTAACAGCAACGCAAGCCTCATGGGCGAACACCCACCTAGCTAGCGGAAGCCTAGGCGCTTGGGTTATGCGTAAATCATTTGATATTCAGGAATGGGAGGAAGGGGATTTAGCAACGTGGAGCGAGTCCGACCACGCTTTTATTCCTTTAGCACCAACTTACGAAATAGGCGCTAACGCCGCATCAACTATAGCTCATGTGTCAGGAACGACTTGGACAACATCCAGTGACGAAACCCCAGTAGCTACGGAGTTGATTTTAAGTGATGTTAGGAGTAGCTACGTTCAACATGGAAAAACGAGAATGTACACAATATCG